CCGTTCGGAGATTATCTATGATTTTTCGTTCAACAACATTCAAGTGGTCGGGCTCTGCCATTATCGTGCCCTCCTATTCTTATCAGATTTACCTTTGATACGTACACACTCATAAATAACATAGTCGTCGTTATAGTCTCGGACAGCCTGAACCATCCATCTTATAGATTTATAATATTTAATATCTCTTACCATAACTTTGTTTCCGCTTGCAGCTCCTGAAACATTGAAAACGAAGTCTCTAAAATCAGCTTCATAATCAAAACTAGAACCTGTAGTAATAGTTACTGCATGACGTGTTCCATCTAAATATATTGAAGAACCGCTCGTTACACTACCTGTAACGAATGGTAAATCTACAGTGAGCCAACTACCAGTAGGTATGCTCAATGAAGCAGGAGTATAAGTAATAGCATAGTTTCCATTTTGCGTTCCTCCATTCATACTCTTACAATTAATAAGCGCTATATTGCTTGCTCCACTAGCCTTTATCTGAAAGCGTATTCTATCTGCTTCTAGCGTATTAGTAGCTCCCGTAGTATAATAAAAATCACCTTCATAATCCGTGCCTAATGTAGCTGTAAGTGTTTGCCCATCAGAAGTAAATGTAACATCAGCTGTTGTTCCAGAGGTCCATGCAGTAGTAGCATTAGTAGGAACTGTATAGATATAGCGATTTACATCTATAAGTCTATCCCATCCCTCTATCTCGTTAAATTGAGGGTCATTACTCTGGTTAAAATTATCGAATCCTTTGATAGTAGCTAAATTGGGTGTATAGACTCTAGCTGCACCAACTATATTATGCCCTGACCTTTGTAATGTATAATCCGCAGTTATGCTAGGGCGTATTAGAGCTGGTAATTCTGGTATAACCATCTCTGCTCCACTGGTTGCTATAGTTGTAGTTTCAACACCGTAGCCATCTGTAGTAAATTGAGGAGGTCTATAGAATACAACTTTCCTACTCTGATTGGTATGATAGCGCATATTCCTAAGAATACGCCCCATATTAATAGAGCCGGGTCTTATACCTTGATTACTAAGACTCAAAATGTACCCCCCTCACAGGAGGATACATGGTCTTGGTGGCATTAACTCCAGTAATATTCTCGTTCCAGTTAACTCTACCGAGATATGGAGCCGCATTATAAGATGTTCGGCTGATACTCAATCCAAGTTTCATTACTAACATCTGTTGTGCCAACGTAGCCCATACTTCATATTCACTAGTATCATAGTAAACCTGTAAGTCTCCAATAGCTATTCTATCTATTCCAACTCCATTTGCGGCTAAACAGGAGAGATAACATGTATAATAAATGACAGAACTATCATAAGTATTGTTATCATTTAAAGTAAACGTAGTACCTGTATTCTCTTGGAACCACTCAGCTGATAAATTGGCTAAAATGTCTAATGTATCGTTATCGAGTTCTTGTTCTTCTATACCGGCTAGTAATCTTACTCGATTACGAAATTGTGCGGTCCAAGTAAAGGTTTCCATTTATACATACCTCAGTGCTGCTATTACGCCTCCCATCAGGGTAGTAATAATACCTAGTCCCCAACGAAGTTGGTTATTCATTTGGTCTTCCCACTTCTCATGATGAGAAAGGTGGTTAGTAAACATAAGTTCAAAGTCATCCATCTTGTTATAGATAGTCTTTATCCTTTCGTCCATACGAATTAACAATTCATCTCTATCAGAAGGCATCTAATATCTTTATGCGTCTACCACTAAGGCATATGCGTATTTATTGCCTACTTTATGAATACTCATCATACGTATAGTTTTTGCATCGTCTATCGTTTCTAGCTGTGTTTCTAACAAAGCTAATGCTGCGGATATAGTGTCTGCACTCTCTGTGAAATCATTTACTGCGTAATTTGCCATATGTTTTATCAACCTCGCCGTTGCCGGACGGCGTATATTAAATCTTTAGTCTGTATGAGTATATAAAGTTATCGTTAGAGTGCTATCCACGAAGGCCAGTAATATACTGTGCCGCTCACTGTTGCATATAGATACCCATCTGGTACCATTCCCGCACTAGCCATATCGAATACTTCAAAGGGTGCTCCACTTGGGAACCATGTAGCTGGGGCTGGTGCCGTAATTGCTGAACCACCAGTACCAGCGTGTGAAATAGAAGTTCCTCCTCCTCCACCACCAGTTGCTCCAGTAGTTCCTTGTGAACCCTGTGACCCAGCAGAACCTCCAGCACCTTGAGTTCCAGTTGCTCCTTGAGCACCTGTTGTTCCTTGTGTTCCTGCTCCCGTTGTTCCCTGAGTTCCAGTTGAACCTTGAGAACCAGTTCCTCCTGAAGAACCAGTAGCACCTTGAGAACCTGTATTACCAGAAGTACCTCTTATACCTTGAGTTCCTTGAGCACCGGGTGTTCCGGGGTCTCCATTAATTCCCTGACTACCAGTTGTTCCTTGTGTTCCTGCACCCGTAGTTCCTTGTGAACCCTGTGTACCTGCTCCAACATCACCACTTCTTGTAAATTGGAAAACAATATCTGTACCATCAGCCCATGGTGGATTTCCTGAGAAAGATATAGGGTCTATACCTATCTTATAATAACCTGTAGCTGCTGTAACACTATCTACTTCAGCTACTAAATATTCTCCATTGTCATGTTCCTTTTCTTGGAATACTAAATGTCCTTCAACAGTTGATGTACTGTCGTCCCATGTTTCAAACCATTGTTGTAAATCTACACCATTTTGGTCTTCGTCATCAATATACATTTCAGTTACTGCTAACATTGAATTACTATCGAATCTTAATTTACCAGCACCGGGGTCAGCATCTGATGTACCAGTATCGAACTCGTAATTAGTTCCTCCTCTTACACCTGTACCTGTTGTTCCTTGAGAACCTTGGCTTCCAGTTGAACCATTAGTTCCTTGAGTTCCTGTAGTACCTTGAGTACCTGTAGTTCCTGTAGTACCTTGAGAACCTGTACCAGTTGTTCCTTGTGTTCCTGTCGTTCCTGTAGTACCTTGACTTCCAGTTGAACCATTAGTTCCTTGAGTTCCTGTAGTACCTTGAGTACCTGTAGCACCCGTAGTACCTTGACTTCCATTACTTCCGTCTATACCTTTAATACCCTGAGTACCTTGAGCAGAAGTTGTACCAGCAATACCTTGTGTACCTTGAGCACCAACACCACCAAGTTCTCCTCTTACACCCTGAGTTCCTTGACTTCCAGTTGCACCATCAGTTCCTTGAGTTCCTGTTGTTCCTTGTGTTCCTGTAGTTCCTTGTGTTCCTGTAGTTCCTTGTGTTCCTGTAGTTCCTTGTGTTCCAGTCGCTCCTTGTGTTCCAGTCGCTCCTTGTGTTCCAGTCGTTCCTTGAGGACCAGAATTTCCTTGTGTTCCTATAGTACCCTGAGTTCCTGTAGTTCCTTGAGTTCCTGTAGTTCCTTGAGTACCAGTATCACCATCAGTACCTTGACTTCCAGTTGAACCATCAGTTCCTTGACTTCCTTGAGTTCCTGTAGCTCCCTGTGTTCCTGTAGTTCCTTGTGTTCCAGTTGTACCTTGTGTTCCTGTGGTTCCTTGTGTTCCCGTAGTTCCCTGACTACCTGTATTACCTGTTGTACCCTGTGCTCCTTGTGAACCTTTATCACCAGTTCTACTAAAAGATAAAGTAATTCTTTCACCATTACTGAATGGTGGATTACCTGACCCCACAACTGGTGATACATCAAATTTGAAATAACCACTCTTCTCTTCTGTATCTGTTATTTGTAAAGAAGCATATGAAGTATCTGAACCATCAGCTGATTGAATTATAACTGTTCCTAATACGGTTGATGTACTGTCATCCCATGTTCTAAACCATGCCTGTTGGTCGTTTCCATCTTCATCAGTATCATCTATATACATTTCATCAACACTACTGAAAGTGCCATGATTAAACCTAATATCTCCTGAACCGGGGTCGGAGTCACTTGTACTTGTGTCAAAAGTATATGGTGTTCCTCCACGATAACCTGTAGCTCCTGTTGCACCTTGAGTTCCTGTAGTTCCCTGACTTCCCGTAGTTCCCTGCGTTCCCGTAGTTCCCTGCGTTCCTGTATTTCCTTGAGTTCCAGTCGTTCCTTGAATTCCTTGCGTTCCTTGTGTTCCTTGAGTTCCTGTTGTACCCTGTGAAGAAGTAGTACCAGCAGTACCTTGTGTTCCCACAGCTCCTTGTGTTCCAGTTGCTCCCTGCGTCCCTGTTGCTCCCTGCGTCCCTGTTGTTCCTTGAGTTCCGTCTGTTCCTTGAGTTCCAGTTGTTCCCTGAGTTCCAGTAGTTCCTTGAATTCCTTGCGTTCCTTGAGTTCCTGTTGCACCTTGAGTACCTGTAGTTCCTTGTGTTCCAGTTGTTCCTTGTGTTCCTGTATTTCCTTGTGTTCCAATAGTTCCTTGAATTCCCTGAATTCCTTGTGTACCTTGAGTTCCAGTTGTTCCTTGTGTTCCTGTAGTTCCTTGTGTTCCTGTAGTTCCTTGTGTTCCTGTAGTTCCTTGAGTTCCGTCTGTTCCTTGAGTTCCAGTTGTTCCCTGAGTTCCAGTCGTTCCTTGTGTTCCAGTTGTTCCTTGTGTTCCTGTAGTTCCTTGTGTACCTTGAGTTCCTTGAGTGCCTTGTGTTCCTTGAGTCCCCGTTGCACCTTGAGTTCCTTGAGTTCCTTTGTCCCCACTTCTTGTATACTGATAAACACAATCTTCTTCATTAGCAAATGGTGGATTTCCAGAAGTGCTGAGAGGTGTTACATCAATCTTAAAGTATCCTGAAGCTTCAGTGATACCAGTAATCTGCATAACACAATAATTACCAGCTGATATATCTTTGGATTGGAAAATTAGATGTCCTTCTATACTACTAGAGCTATCATCCCAAGTTCGCATAAAGGCTTGCATATCAGTAGCGTTAGCATCAGTATCATCAATAAATACTTGAGTTACAGAAGTAAAGGTAGCATGGTCAAGTCTAAACTTACCAGCACCGGGGTCTGAATCTGTTGTAGTAGTACTAAATTCATATTCAGTTCCCCCTCTAAATCCTGTTCCTGTAATACCTTGCGAACCTTGAGAACCACCAGTTACAGTACCAGCAGTACCTTGCGAACCTATTCCACCTTGTGTTCCTTGTGTTCCTTGCGTACCTGTAGTTCCTTGAGCACCAGTAGTTCCTTGTGCTCCAGTAGCTCCTTGTGTACCAGTGGTTCCTTGAGTTCCCGTAGTTCCCTGCGTTCCCGTAGTTCCCTGCGTTCCTGTAGTTCCTTGCGTTCCTTGTGTTCCTTGCGCTCCAGTAGCTCCTTGAGTACCAGTAGTTCCTTGAGTTCCATCAGTACCTTGAGTACCTGTAGTTCCTTGAGTTCCATCAGTACCTTGAGTACCTGTAGTTCCCTGAGTACCAGTAGTTCCTTGAGTTCCTGTAGTTCCTTGAATTCCCTGAGTTCCTTGTATACCTTGAGCACCAGTAGTTCCTTGAGTTCCAGTAGCACCTTGCGCTCCTGTTGCACCTTGAGTCCCCGTTGTGCCTTGTGTTCCAATAGCGCCCTGAGTACCAGTAGTACCTTGAGTTCCTGTAGTTCCTTGAGCACCGGTAGCTCCTTGTGTTCCTGTAGCTCCTTGAATTCCTTGAGTTCCTTGTGTTCCTTGAGTACCAGTAGTTCCTTGAGCACCGGTAGCTCCTTGCGTTCCTGTAGTTCCTTGGGTCCCCGTTGTTCCCTGTGTTCCAGTAGCGCCCTGAGCTCCCGTTACTCCCTGAATACCTTGAGTGCCTTGAGTACCTTGAGTTCCTGTAGTGCCTTGAGTTCCTGTAGTTCCTTGAATTCCCTGAATTCCTTGAGTTCCTTGAGTTCCTGTTGTACCTTGAGTACCTTTATCTCCTGTCCTATTAAATTCTAAAACACACTCTTCAGCATTACTAAAGGGTGGGTTTCCTGAACCTTCTACAGGAGTAACTGTTATTTTATAATAACCTGTTTCATCTGATATAGCGGTTACTTGCATTGAAGCATAGGAAGCATCACTTCCATCCGCTGATTGTATAATAATAGTACCTTTAATGGTACTAGAAGAATCGTCCCATGTTGCATACCAATCGGTTTGTGTAGTACCGTCAGCATCATTGTCGTCTATATATAATTCTGTAACTGAAGCAAAAGTACCATGATTAAATCTAAAGATTCCTGCTCCGGGGTCTGCCTCGGTAGTAGTAGTAGAGAAATCATATCTTGTACCTCCTCTTATTCCATCAGTTCCTTGAACTCCTTGAGTTCCTTGTGTTCCTATAGTTCCTTGAGTTCCCTGAGTTCCTGTAGTTCCTTGAGCTCCTGTAGTTCCTTGAGTACCTAAAGTTCCCTGAGTTCCTTGTGTTCCTTGAGTTCCGTCAGTTCCTTGAGGTCCTGTTATTCCTTGAATACCTTGAGCACCTTGTGGTCCATCAGCTCCTTGAGTTCCTTGAGTTCCAGTTGCGCCTTGAGGTCCAGTAGCACCTTGTGTGCCTTGAGTTCCTTGAGTTCCAGTTGCGCCTTGCGTACCAGTAGTTCCTTGCGTACCTGTAGTTCCTTGTGTACCTGTAGTTCCCTGTGTACCTGTAGTTCCTTGTGGTCCATCAGCTCCTTGAGTTCCTTGAGTTCCAGTTGCGCCTTGAGGTCCAGTAGCACCTTGTGTACCTTGAGTTCCTTGCGCTCCAGTAGCTCCTTGAGTACCTGTAGCCCCTTGTGGGCCAGTAGCACCTTGTGTACCTTGCGTACCTGTAGTTCCTTGTGTACCTGTAGCTCCCTGTGTACCTGTAGTTCCTTGAGTACCTGTAGTTCCTTGAGTACCTGTAGTTCCTTGAGTTCCATCAGTACCTTGAGTACCTGTAGTTCCTTGTGTACCTGTAGTTCCCTGAGCTCCTGTATTCCCTTGAGTTCCTTTATCTCCAGACTGAACAAACGTAATTACACAATCATCACCATTAGTAAAATAACTATTACTATCAACATATTGTACTTGTACTTCTTCATATGCTGTAACGCCAGTACCTCCAGCTACATTAGCTCCTGTAATATTAAATGTAACCCATGTAGTAGAATCATCTGTTTTAAATATTCTTAAATGTCCTCTAGTTGTGCTATCACCATCATCTAATGAATCGTTCCAAGCACTTACATCATCAGTATTAATATCATAGTCTGAAATTCCTACCTTAGAGATTAAGCCATAATTGGGTACACCACCACCACCGGGTAGTGTTATATTAAATCCATAATTAGTTTGGCCCGGAGAACCAGCAGTAATATCGAAACTACTGTAATTAAATTCTATACTGTTACCACCAAAAAGTCCCTGTTTTCCCTGAGTTCCTTGGGTTCCTTGTGTTCCTTGCGTACCTGTAGTTCCTTGAGTTCCAGTTGCTCCTTGAGGACCTTGTGTTCCTTGCGTTCCTTGAGTACCCGTAGTTCCTTGCGTACCTGTTGTGCCTTGAGTTCCAGTTGTACCTTGAGTGCCAGTAGTTCCCTGAGTTCCTGTATTCCCTTGAGTACCAGTAGTTCCTTGTGTTCCCTGAGTACCTTGAGTTCCTGTGCTTCCTTGACTACCTTGAGTTCCCTGAGAACCTTGAGAAGACGTAGCTCCTGTAGACCCTTGAGTACCAACAGACCCCTGTGCACCCGTGCTTCCCCCACTTCCTTGAGTACCTTGTGAAGCGGTACCGACACGTGACTCTACGTAATTTTTGTTAGCACCATAATTGGTCTTACTTGATAATATATTTGCTGGCATAGGTGGGGACCCGTTTTAAAATAAACTTAAGTGGAGGGGAGCTTAGGGCGCCCCCTCCTGTTCGCCCTTAATAATTACCTATCTAACCTGAGTTATAGATAACTACACCGGACGCTGGGTTTACAACCTTCAATCCGTATCTCATCGACATGTAAGAACCGACAATTCCGAAACCGGGGTTTGCCTCTTCTACAGTCAATGGCCTTCTCTCAACATAAGCCATAGGCTTCACAGATTCATCCCATACAAAGTATCTATCTGGAGGACACCATGCATTGACGTATACACGCAATCCATATATGCTTCCAATTAGACCTGTGATTGAGGTTCTCTCTACGGGTGTATCAAGAACGTATCTGCCGCTGTTTGCTACCGCGGTTGTGAAGTCTGCCATGTTAAGGATGGTCTTGTAGTGGCCGGGGGAAATTAAAAGAGCTGTTGGGTTGTACCCGTGACCTCCAATAAATTCCATCGAATCCGTTATTTTACTCAATGTAACGCTTCCTGCGGCACCGGTATCTTCAACGTAGTGACTTCCAGTCAATACTGCGTCAGATGTGTTACCATAGGAGTAGATACGTCCGGAGTTAACAGTTCCGCCGCTTCCGAGGAAACCACCATATTGAGCATCTGCGAAAGTTGTAATAACTGTTTCCGTAGTTGATGCTGTGATTGAGGTTCCACCAGATACACCGGTTTTTAATGTTGAATCTCCGACACCGAGTAATCCATAAACAACGTTCTTTGTAACGTGTCTATCAACTGCTCTTCGTGCTTCGTTCAAAGCCATTTCTACTTCGTTGAATCTTGAGTCTTCTATCATTCTTCGGGTTACACCTACTGCAAGTCCCCACTCATCAACGGACACTCTCTCGGAGCGTAAGTTGGTGTGTTGGTACTTAGGAGTGTTTCCTTCGTTGATTTCTTCCATACCCATTGAGGGTTTTGCGAAGGTGATATCAATATCACCGCCGGTGTCTGTAGTCATAGGGTCGCAGAACATTGACAATGCAGGTAGGTCTACAACTTTGTAGTCCTGAATTGCATCTTTATAGTCAATAAGTACACGTTCGCCCACGCCGCCATCTGCCGCTCCTGTATTTAGGGTCGTCAGTACACCGGGTGCTAAATTTGAGTTTAATGCTGCCATGTTTTATGTTCTCCTTATAGCCCCTGATACAGTATACGTTGTAATGTAGCTGCACCTGAGTGCGCACCACTTGGGTCGATGTAATAACCGATTGAGTTAGCTACTGCGGAAGATTGTCCTAGGTTACCGTCAGCTAATGTAGCTACACCGTCTCCTCGTCCAATAGTTCCAGAGCAGTACGCATTGATTACAATACCGTGACCTGTTATAATACTTGCTACGTTTCCGCTGGTTACCGTGGTCAAAGCAAAACCTAGTGGTTTGCCGTTTGCCACTGTGTTCTGGTCGATTTCTGCATCTGCTCCCATCTGCACAGGGTATCCTGCGGTAATTGTGCTGCCAGCTGTGAATGGTAAAATTCTTGCTGGTGCACCACCGTCATTTACTAATATTTCTGTTGCCATATTTAATTACCTCTTAGTAATTCTTTGTTGAGCCTTACTTGCCCATCTTTTATTAATTCTACACTAAATTGCCTTTCTGTCTCTTCAGCAGCTGGAGCTTCTCCGTCATTGGATTTTCCTTTTCCGAATTGTCTCTCTGTGTCTACTTCTGGGACAGGCATTGCATTTAATGCGTCGCTGAATCCAGTCAGCCTTGGTTCATCCCAAGCAGATAGTTCCTCAACGCGTGCATCCTTCTTTTCCTCTTCGACTGTGCCGAAAAGAACTTCCTTGGATATAATCGTTTCAATAGTCTCTAGCTTTCTTGCTTCAGCTTCCTTTGCGGCTCTCTCTTCCTCAGCGAGCTTAAATGCTTCAATTTGTTTTAAAGCATCAGCATACTGGGATTCGACTTCCGTTTTAGAAGCATTCAACTCTTCCAGCTGAGCACGTAGTGAAGCGAATTCGCGTTCAACAATGTTCTCTGCATCGGATTTCACATTGGTTTCTACTTTTTCTTCTGTCATAGTTTTGACCTCTGTCTTCCCGTCTTCACATTCACATGAACCTTCAGTGCCACCACAACCACAGTCGTGGTCGTCACTAGCCTCATGTAAACTACATTCCTTTCCTATCGTACATTCCTTACAGACGGGGTCCATTTTTTCATTGTCAATGAAACTTACCTCTGTGGGACGTAACTTGGTGGCGTATGTGTCACCCATAACGTCAATATCATTGGAGAACCAATCAATACTAACGTGAGTCATATCCCCGTCCTTGACCTTATTCATCACTTCTTGTCCGTGTCCTGTCTTGTTACTAACAGTAGCTTTCATTTGCATTCCATATTTTCCATCTTTCAATTCTATTACCTCAGGGTCAGTAGCCATGCCGATTAAATCCTCAGGCGTTCGTTGATGATTAATATATATAGGAAGCTCTGAGAACTTCTCTATACTATCTTTTAAGATGGTCGGTTCTATATAAACCTTTTTGTTTATCTCGTCTTCCATATACTTATGGAGACCAGAAGTAATAGCTATCACAGGGAAAGTTACAGAATCAACCCCCTCATCGCTATTAAATGTCATGTCGGAATTTCCCTCAAGGGAAATAGCGAATGTACGTTGAGTAGCAACTCTGTCGGTTTCTCCTGCAAATTCCCGCTCGACACCATTCTCCTCAGCCCACATGGAACACATGCTAGCTGCCATATTGCTGTGGTTATCAAAACCACGCTTTTTTAGTGTTGCACTTACGGTTGTCTTACATTTTTCGTACGTCATTTTCTATCTCCTGTCGCGTTAGCGGAGGGTTTGTTTCCCCTATTTGGTGCTCTCGCACTCTCTTCTTTTTTATCTGTATCTTTTCCTCCAGATATGTTAGCGTTCTTACTGCTCTCCTTTTTACCGGGTCCACCTTCGAGTGGTGATGCTTTAACATCTTCAGAAGTTTCCATATCTAATTCTACAACTCCTTCAGGGTCAAGACCACGTTCTTCTCTAACTTCGCCGGGTGAGAGTACGCCTTCAGATAAATATATCATGTCTGTCTTAGCTTTAGTAAATGCATCATCTATATTAACGGCTCGGAATCTAAATTTAGCTTCGCCGGATTCTAATTGAGGCATCAACTGTGCATTTAATGCACCTTCTATCGCAGACTGTAAATAATTAACATATGGCTCAAATATGGGACGAGCCTTTTCAGGGTCGCTCCACATAGTTAAAGGAACCTTTAAAGCCATGTGTATTTTAGCCAGTAAATCGTCAGTATATTTTCCATACTCAAATGCTCTCTGTGTTCCACCTAATTCTTTAATAGCTATATCATTGCCGTGAATTATATCTTCACCGGGTGCTAAATTATTAAAAGCGTCTACAACCTCATTAATCTTATCAGGGCCATAGGGCATATCAGGTAGACCGCAAGATATATCAAATCTTGATATCGCATATTTATTAAGTGCGGCTCCTATATCCCTTTCTGCATAATCTTTTAAGTCTATCAGATACATTATAGGGTGTATATCAGATAAACCATATGCATAATCGTCAAAGGGATTATTTTTAAGTTCTATTATCTCATCTTCTTCAAATCTGATATTTTCTTTATCATCTCCGACATCTTGATAATAATACATTATTTGTCCATGCTCGTTTCTCTTAACGTACATGTTTTGGCTAGAACGAAGAACTAAGTTGTCTCCAGTCCACTCCAGATAACCCGTACCAAAAACACGGGCGTTTCTTACCCAACCATATATAGTTTGTTCAATATTTATATCTCTGAACATCTCTTCGATAGTATCTCGGACACCATCATCTTCTGTTACTATATCAAAGTTATCTTTTACAGCATAAAAGCATGGAAGGTCTATTAATGTTCTTACAACAGGGTCTTGTAAATAAACATTCATATAAGTACGTGGAGCACCTATATGTGGTTCAAAATCTCCTTTTCCTCTTACATTGTAACCGTTATTTTGAAGTTTGAGTCTTTTAATGACACCTGCTCCGAAATCTCGTGGGTCGTTCTCTTTGAAAGGGGGATTAGCCCCCACATTTGCGAACCTTCTTCGCACTCTATCAATTATTGACATGGCTAGTCACATATATATAAACCGAAAGGAGTATATAAAGATTGTGCTAAAAGCGTATACCTTTATTAAGGCGATGAGAGCGAGCAGCTGTGGTTAAAACAGACTTTCCACTCCAATTTTGTTGTCTAGTGGGTGCTCTTCGTATTCTATCGCTATTACTTCCGCCTCTATTAGATGAGGCCACTCCTGCACCAGCAGGAAGCATAGATAAGGTAGCATGTAGCGCCATTACCGAACTATCACAATAATCATCGTGTTTTCCGGAAGGAGCTGCTATCTTTTCGGTCTTATTGGCTGCATCCATAGTATATTCAAGGTCTCTATGTTCTGCATACCATTTTAAAATTAATCTCTTTATATGAGGTTCTTGGCTTTCTGGATTAGGTACCTTTACTAGTTTTTGTTGGATATAAGAAACGTAATCTCTATATATCTGGGTCTTCGTCCCTCTCGGACCACCCGTAAAAATGAAAGGTAGGAAATGTATCTGGGGACTACTATTTATACACTCTACCCTTAAGTCTTGTTCAATCGCACCACCAATACCAGTACAATCAACGATAAGACGCTTAGCGTGCAAACGATTACAGACGTCAATGATACGCTGACGCTGGTATGGAATATCGTGTCCACCACTTCTAGGATTGATTTCTTCCACGTATATAAGACGGGCAATATCATGTCCACCGTCCTCAGTAGTAAGTTTTTCCCTTGCCCATCCGGTAATAACAGTAGAGTTAATAGATTTCCCAACATCAACACCGACAGAAATTTCATTAGGAAGATTTCCTCGCTCGTCATCGAGAGTCTCTCTGGTCCACGGTTCGTATTCATCAAAACAGTCCCTTAATTTTTCTGGATTGAATATTTGCGATACACTCTCTACAAACTCACATTCGTATTCTGTCCTCCAGTAGATAGAATCTTCCCCCCATTCCGTCATCTTATCTAACATTTCTAATTCAGTATAAGGAGGTGAATAAGCATCTCCTTGTTTAATTGCGTCTTTCCATGAAAACACCAATCTCGTGAAACTACTTTCATAAGCTTCTGAGTAGAGATATCGGTACATGTGATTCTCTTTTGACTTTGGTGTACCTAAATTTATGAACGGGGCCTTATTTGAAACTATCGCTGGTTCTACGTTATCTACAAATAAATGGTCATCAATTAGAGGACTTTCGTCCACAATACATAAAGTAGGATGTTGTCCTCGTATAGCTTGCCCTTGATTACTAGGCGCTAATGGAGCTCTACGCATCATTGTGCCCCCCTTCATGCGTATATGGGGCTTATTGTGAAATTTATAATTATCTACTAAGCTATCTAAAAATCTATTATCCTTAAAGTTTCTATAAACATAACCAAAGATTAATGCTGCTTGGTCCTCTGATGGAGCCAATACAAATATTAAATCTCGAAATCTTTTAAAGAACATATAGATAGTCACAGCTACAGCTAAGGCATAAGATTTACCACTGCCTCGTGGAGCTAAGATAGCTAATTTACGTTGACCACCATCTTCACGGTGAGTTAATGATTTAACTATTATCTCTTCTTGGAGTGGTCTTAATTTTAAAGCGCGCTGTTTATTATCAATTAAATAGGTTTCACAAAAAGCTCTAACCAATTTAAGCATTTTGTCTTCATCATATCTACAGCTTTCAAATATCTCTTCTAATTCTCTTGAATCATGTGCGCTCTTACCTGTCAGTGTCGCTTTCAGTTTCTTTGTCTCGTTTCTTATCGCTTTCGTCATCTGTTAAATCCTCCAAGAAACTAGCAAACCCTTCCGTCCGCTGTTCCACTACAGTAGGTATCTCTATGTTTAATGCTCTGAATTCCGTATGTATGTCACGAACGATTGAATTTCTTTGGCGCAAGAGCTCTGTTCGTAAGTTAACATCCCGAATATGTAAAGAAATTTCTTCCCACAATATGTCTTCAAGAGCAAGATTGCGAGCCAGCAAGCGTACAAGTTCTTTATGACGTTCATATTCTCCTTCACCTACTCGCTGGCGTAACCGCTGCTCATACTCGTGTTCGTTCAAAGAGTCTTTGCGCTAGCAAAAGCTGCTTTGGTTTCTGCTTTGACCGCGGCAACAAATTTGTCGTCGTTCTGGTCCCATACAGATAGTATTACGTTTTTGAGCATTGCATCTTTAACATGCTTTTGTGCTAGAACATCTAGCTTCTCATAAGCTTTCAACTGGGCAGACGTTAAATGTACCTCGATTAATTTATCTATCTCGGCTTCGTGGTTCTTCAAATAAGAGCCTCCGAATTTATATATTAACGCTTTTACAGCTGGCTGTGTGTATGCAATATAAGCAACAAGTGCTCCTATAACTGCTACGGCGAGCATGAGCTCAGGTGAGTCAGTTAATGCATCCAATATACCATCTATCATTCCAGATTCGCTTACTTCGTCAGCAGTAACGTTATCTAGAGTCTCGTTAGTTGCTGGTTCGTTTGTCGTATTATTTGACATATTTTTTTCCTTTTTTGGGGCTCCCACCGTGACGCTTGCGTTTAAGTGTCCTGTGGTGCCTTGGCCCTTCTGTGAGAGCCTATACATAGTAGGACCCCCTACTATATAAAGCTTACTTAGAGGTTATCCGTTACCCACGTTTTTGTATCATTGAGGAGGGTACATCTGCCTATATAATTAGCTACCTTACTTTCATCCTCACTCATACTTCCTGTAGACATAAGAGAACTTAACTTGGTTTCAGCGTCAGCTAAGTCTGCCTCTATTGTGGCGATAATTTCTTCTTTTGTGATACTCATCTCTTTTTCTTCCTGAGTTTACCATCTTTACCACGATAAGCTTTCTCGCCCTTTTTAACTCTACGTTTCTTGGGCTTCTTACGTGGAACTCCGTTCTTATTTTTTCTTACCATTCTTTTTCTTCTTTAAAGAAGGATACTCTTTGTATACTGCCTTTTTGATACCAGCTGGGTTTGGCGCATTATGTGCCAGCTTAAGAGCTGATTTAGCTCTCTTCTTAGTATTAATAGGATAGCTACCTTTAGGTGCTCCTCCTGATGGGCCAGCAAATTTACTAACGTTAGGATAATCTCCTACGTTTGAGCCTCCCGGCTTCTTTCTTGCTGCCGCTTCACGACGTTTTTTAGATTTACTGTTGTAAGCCATATCTAACCATGATGGGTGTATTTGGTTTTGGAATGTTGTCTCTTACCAATATGATGACCATGATGTTCACGGCGTGCTATCTCTGATTCAGTTACATCTCTAATTTGTTTAAGAGCTGTCTCTTTAGATATAGCATGATGTTCAAGGGCATGAGTTTTACCACCAACGTGGCTGTAAACCTTTTCACCTTGTCCGCTCTTCCTCATTGTAAGAGTTTTATCTATGTTGTATTTTTTATTTTGATTTTCTGCCATATTAATCCTCTTTATTTAATAATTTAAGTATTTCGTCTACCTTACCTATTAGAGTAGTAAAACTATTATCATTTTCACCTTGATAGTTCATATTAATAAAGTTCTCCTTATCTATTTTAGCTAAGATTGTTTTGGTGCAACAACAGTCGCAACATGTTTTTTCTTCTGAGGGCTCAGCCCCGTCGTCCACAATATCGTCAGCCATGATTACTCATCTCCTTTCCTATCATACTTTGCAGTATAAACATCCATTGGGTCACTCTCTTCGTTCTGGGCACCGTATTCACGGTCTCCTCGTTCGTGACTCTCTTTCATATCTTCTAGATATTCTTGAGTAGGAATGTAGGCTAAGCTATAAGTTGTACCATCATATACTTCTCTAATTGCGGGCTTATCTTTAATATCTTCGGGCATTTTATCCATACAGGTAATAGCTTTATGAGAAGCGTGAGCCATCTCATTTATTTCTGCTTGTGATGGGTGTTCCCAGTCTAGAGTCTTTGCGTACTCTTCTGACCAGTGTTCTCCTTTAAACAATCCTCCTGCGGATGACTCCACAGGTTTCTTATCTGATTGGTTACCTTGATATTTTTCATATAGTTCTTTCGTTGGCATTATTCTTCTCCTTTTAGCCTAGCTAATCTCTCTAGGCCAAGTCTGTCGAGGCAATCGTTCAATACTACCTCTAATGCTTTCATTTTCACTTCCATCTGTTGTACTTGTTCATACATCGCTCTTATTTCAAAATCGTTCATTTCTTTATCTCCTCTTCGTGTTCGTGTTCGTCTCCATTACGAAACGTACCTTTTCTTGTTTGTTCTATCTGACTGTTCTGTTGAGCAGTCCATAACTCTAATACCTTATATATAATTACTAGCGCAGGTGAACCTATAATCAGTAATACTGATTTATATGACTCTATATCTTGTACTATTGTGGGTTCTCTGAACGCCATAGTAACTAAAAATATAGATAGTCCTACCCATGCCATAACTACTGGTGCTGCTACTAACATCATCATAAAGTTAGCAAAGTTCCCATCAGGGGATGCTGCATCTTTTTTATGATTACTCATTCTTCCTCCATACTTCTTTTATATTCGTCTGCTGTAGACTTTATAACTAATGTTCTCAAGTCGTCCAGTTCTGACAATATCATATCTAATTTATCTGTTAACTGCATCATATCTTTGGCCTTCATGGCTCCTCCACTCTTATCATTGGTATATCAAACTGTTGTTGAAAGATATATTCTTCATCTACATCGTCCCATACGAGTAATGCTACCCACATGGACCATGTACCTTCTGTATTATTAAGTTCTTCAAAAGTGAAATTAAACCAATGGTCGTCCCAATCATTACCATTAACTGTAAAATATAAATCGGTCCAGTTATAATCACCAGATTCCTCATGCCATACATCCACATAAACTAATACAGACGTACTATAATCATAACAATCTGTATCTATATCTGTTAATACGGAAATACCGTCAGCATCTGGGTCTACCCAGAAGACAGACATATTATCGGTCTCTTCGTTATACCAACCGGGATAAAAGTGTACCGATGTGTGGTTCCCGTGTTCTTCTTCATATTCATCCTCGTAATCACATGAACCATCATCTTCAGTAGCTTTATCATCATAATTATTGGCTTCTATATCTGTACAACCATAGATGGCAGCGGTTTCATTACCATTACCATTGGTGCCATTGGGATTATCATTTATAACTACACAACGACCATCGTCATGCGTAGCATTAGGTTGATAGTTCTCAGCTTGAGAATTCGTACAACCATATATAATAATCAAGAAGTTACAACTTCCATCGTCGAAAGTAGCTTGTGGGTTATAATTGGTAGCATCTGTCTGTAAACAGCCCCCGACAGGACCAATTTCTTCATCACCGTTTAAATAATCGTGAATGATAGACATATTGGCCCCTCCACTCAAGAGAGCTAGCAATACTATAGTTATTATTGTTCCTATCTTCTTGCCTACTTGGGTTTCCCCTATCTTATCAGCAGCTTTACCAATAGTCTCGAACAATTTCTCATCGTCATCATCAGGTTTCTTGGAGCCTCCTATGCCTAGGATTTCGCGTTCCTCATCAGAAATCACGTTTATGGCTCCATAATCGTCGCGCGCCATAGATATTTTCTACACCGCGCAAGTATATAAAGATTGCCCTAATCAAACTCAGGAAACTGTTCTTGGTTTTCCAATTCAATGAGGAGTTTGGACTGCTTAGAGATATCTTCATAGTTTTCCTTCTTTTTCTTGTATTTAGGTTCCCACTTTGGTATTACCACGTCACATGGCCCACCGTTGTGTTCTTTATTGAATGAACACCACTTACAGAGATTCTGAGGCACTTGTTCATATCGGTCCTCATATTCTTCACGTTCCTTTATGCAATCATGTACCATCTTGATTATATCTTTAGCTTCATCAAGCACTTGTTGATTAACCTTAACAAAGAATGTATCATCAAAGCGTAGATAATTAACGCCTACAAAATTAGGCATCTCACCCATCTCTAATGTATACAAAAATGCATAGATAATTAATTGGCGATAATATTCCTCTGGAAGGTATGCACCATAACGCTTACTGGTCTTGTAGTCCAGCAAAGTTGTACCACCATCGAAATCATTACATACTACGTCAACAACTCCTACTATAGCATACTCTGAAGACTTAACCCATTTTTCAGCATACTTAGGAGCTACTGCATTCCAAGCTTGATACTTATTTTTGAATATTTTCCATTTTACCATTTCTGTTAATTTTTTATCAACGGACTTAACAAAATTCTGTAATAAGTCCTCAGTCTCAACATACATAGCATCCATCTCTTCTTTGGTGTGTATTTCCCACAGCCATTTATGTTTACCTATCTTTTCTTCCCAGCCTGTTTCAAACTGTTCTTGAACCCATTCAGAGGGTCCACCCTTCTCCCATTGGGGTAAGGTTTTAAATTTATTTTTAAATAAGTTCTCTAATACTTTGTGTACTAATGTACCACGAAACAAGTGAATTGTTTTCTTCTCAGGTATCTTCGCTATATATTTATAATAAAATTCCCTAGGGCATTTCATATACGTATTTATTTTACTAGGGCTCAACCTCATATGACTTGCGGTCCATTTAGTTTCCATATGCGTTCTTCTCCATTTCCTTCATATCCATTCCATGTACTCTTATACCTTCTGCATTCTTTGTGTTAAAAAAGAATATCTGGAAGAGTCTATCATTATCTATATCATTTCCAAAATATTGTGCTGCTGCATGTATATTCCTTGCATCGAACAATACCATTCTATTATATCTATTTCCTATTCTATCCACTAATTCAAAAGGGGTTTCATCATAAAAGTTCCCTGCGAACATATTCCAATCACCATCATTCTCTACTGAGAACTTGCCTGTAGCTTTATGTCTATATAAATTGGTTCCACATTGAGGAGGAGGGTCTGGAGTAAGATACACCAGAGCTGCCCAACGTTGAGTATCTGCGTGTATGACGAAGGGGTCCTCTGCCATACAGTGTTGGAAGACGCCATTAGTAGTATAGTCCCATCCACCAAGCTCCGTTCCTTTAACGGTCTTATCACCAATTAGAGTTTCAAACTTTTCTTTAGTTCCTTTGAATATCTTTTTTGCGTGAGTTCGATGACCTACAGCCCCATGTTCTCCACGAGGTACATAATCACGTGTCAAAGCATATTCCCTTACAATATCTGGGTCGTTATAAAAGTCATCCACTACTATATACGACAGGTAGTTATCTGTGGGTCTTATATCCTCAACATACTCTTCCATAAGTTCTTCTGTAGATAGTCCTTTTAGTCTTTCGTATTCTTTTGGGTCGTTCATACCTAATGACCTCATATGCTCAAAATCGTCCGTGGATATCCACCCATCTGGTTTAGGGCCGGGCATCACTACAGGGGATTTTGAACTGTCCTTCATTTCTTTGACTCCGTAAGCATTTTCTTTATTATGTCATCTTTATTAGTAATGCTCTTCTTTTTATGCTTTTTTATTCCTGCTAAAGCATCAGCGTCTCTACCTTCTAGATTATCAATATTCCACTTAACGTGGCCTGTATATGCTACGTCTAACTCCATTTCCTGTACTTCTTTGAATTTTTCTATACATTCTTTAAATCGCCCAATCCACCACAAAGCTACTGCTTCTTGGAAAGGTAACGCGAAAGGGCCCGGATAATCTAAATCCATCCCATCTATATCAAACATTAATGAGTCACGTTCTGCGTTTAAGCGTTGACCTGCTCTAGCCACCATATGGGATTCTACCCAACGGGCCGAATACTCCAAAGACTGGCTTAAGTAATGATAAGCTTCAGGTCTTCCGGGTAGCAGTGATATTGCCATCTGACAACAGTTCTGTACGTGGTGTTCTCTTCCTCCCAACCTTCTAAAGCATATAGCTTTGCGCATTAAGCACTCATATGCTAAAAGGTCGTTATCTGTTAACTCTGCACATTTAAGGTAATAACCCATGGCAGATGCGTATTGCCCGATGAGTTCATACTCCCACCCGCATTCAAATGAATGTTCGGGGACATCAGGGGCTTCGATGTATTGTTCTAATTTTGCTTGTAGTTCGTTCATAATTTTTCCTTCTTTGCTAAAAATATCTCAGGAGATTCTGTCTGGCAGACAGTATATCCTATTTCATATAAATAATTAAACAGCTCCGTTCTAAGTTCTCCTGCTCTTTGGGACCTCGTAGGTTCCCAACTTTCAAAGAGAATAGGAGGGTAATTATTATTCTTAAGGGTTTCAGAAGCTCCTTTGATAACTTGAAGCTCGTGTCCCTCTACATCTATCTTAATTAAACTTATATCTTTTATATCAAACTCATCCATTTTAAGAACAGGCAGCATATAAGAATCATCTTCTTTCCAACCAATTTCTGTGAAACCATTAGTTCCTCCATCAGGTTGTCTCTCATAAAATGGTAATTTACCATTAGTATCAGATAATCCTATATTATAAGTTTCTACTTTGTCAGAAAGGTTCTTTAATAAAACATTAGCGCATAGATGATTATAAATTCTACGAGTAGGCTCAAAGGCATAAACCTCCTTAGCATAAGGTCCTAATAACCATGTATAAGTTCCTATATGTGCACCCACATCTACAAATGTTCCACTAGGGTTTATATATTCCCTCATGCTTTGTATGATGTCTGCTTCAGGTACACGTTTATCAGGGTTCATATCGAAGCCTAAATACTGTACCATCTCATCAGGTGCTATAAAGTGGTCGCAAGACAATGCGTCTGCGACACCATACTCTTTAACCATACTAGAATTGCTAGTTATGGGGTCTACTCCATTCTCACATCTTTTACACATGTCATAGCATGTTTGTGGTTTAGGCATTATATCATCATATTCTTGTGTATACAAATTACCTATTATTTCTTCTAGGTTATAATCCATACAACATAGCGATACTTCACCATTAGGTAATAGTATGTTATGATATAAACCTTCTATACAACCACATGTTTTATCTCCTTCATGGTAAACAGATTTGAATCTATCCCATACTTCTTTTACTTCTGGCTTCAGTTGAGCTTCACCTAATAGGTTACCTGCTCGATGCCACATTTCATATTTATTAACTGTCTTATCGGGATATATATGTTCCACTTCTTCGTGGACTTCCCCCATTGACATGGTTTGGAAGTTTGTAATGTCAGCGTCCTTTAACGCTTGTACTACTTTAATATATGTTTTAGTTACTGGGTGTTTAGCCAGTCTTTCTTTATCAGGTAGATGTAATGTAAATCCACCATTGGGTCCTCCACAGAAAGGTATATGCGAAATCATTTTAACATCTTTAAGACTCATACCTACGGCTGTAGTGAATACAGATACAGGGTGTCCCTTGAGATGTGCATATTGCACCATCGTTGAACAATCTTTGTTTAACCAAGGTTCAGTAAAACCAGAGAAGGTTATTCTAACTTCTTTAGGTAATTTATCAACTACCATCTTGAAGTCTTCTAACCTCATGATTCTAGCTTTTTCTGTAGTGAAGTGTTCGCTATCCCACACCTTTTGTAAAACTCGTTGTGGGCAAAAGACACAATCAACTACACACCCTGCTTTAGGTATAGATGTTGTTATTTCTAGCGTAGGCCAGTCTGTGGTTCTCCAATAGTCGTTCTTCATTCTTTCTTAGGGAACTCCAACATAGTGTTTAAGTGTTCAGCAGGTATATGTAGTTTGTATGCAGAATTATCTTGGAACCCAAAGGTAACGTAAACGTCATTTCCATCTGGGTGCACAGCCATTCCACAACAGAACTCTATACGTCCATCCATAAACTTGAATGGGTCTGAATAAGTCACTACGTTCCACTTTTTATCCCATACCATAAATCTATGGTAATAATGTGAATCTCTATCGTTCTTATCATTGTGCCAGTAATCACACTCGTGTACGATAGCCATGTAATAACCATGATAAGGTATTACCTGAGAGCTACCACGTGGGTCTAACTGGAAGGGTAGTTTCTTCTTAGGGTCTCCTTTGAATACGTAACTACTTGGACATCGATATTTCTTAGGGTTGTTCTTCCACTTTTTATTTATATCCACTTTAATAACCTCTATAGGATTAGACCATTTCACGAAGTGAAACGGCTTATCTAATATAGGCATCCAATTCTTCTCACAGTAATTCTCTTCACCTTCTGGGGGTAACATGACATAACGTCCTATCTCCTTCACACCTTTTGGTGTAATATCAATTTCGGACAATACCATCCTTCCCTTTCCATCCGGCGCGTAGCGCCGAACGCCAGTTACGTACATCTTTCCTTCCCACTCGACAATCCTAGCGTCCTCTAGTCCCACAAAGTCCCATTCAGGTTCTTTGGTAAACTTGTTAGTGTTTATCTTTCGGGGGTTAGTTAATTTCATATTCCTTAAATTAAAGTCACAGATAAAATTATCTGTTCTTAAATAAGGGTCATCGTCGGGGCGAACATAATTCAGGGGGCCCCAAGGGGTCTGATACTTCTGTTCTCCTTCACAGTGGTGTAAGTAATAAGAAACTTTCCTTACATTAACTAAGTACTTGGTTGTACCTTCTTTATGCCAAATTGACGGGTTGCATAATCCCAACCCATCTGACTTACTGTTCTCTACTATAAGAGGCTCAATTCTGCCTCCCTTCTCTAGTAACTGTGCTACCAGAGAAGTCTCCATTAGGTCTTTCATCTCTATCATTTAATCAACTCTACTTTTGATTATAAGCTCCATTAAGCATTGCTCGTAAATACTCTCACTTCCTTCGGAACTTCGTGGCTCCATGGTGGAGCATATCCATCCTCTTCATTGCATACGCATTCACATGTCGGTCCACATACTGTACACCCATGTACACAATTACACGTGGTAAATACAGTCACATTAGCTGCCGCTTCGCTCCTCGCGATTTTGAGCAGGATAAGATATCCTATCAAATCGTCCAAAGTATCTTCAGTTGCATCATCGAGCCCAATGTTCGCAATACGACTGAGTTTATCATCGATACGTGCACAGATGGCCTGTGCTGAATCGAGCTTACTAAAAATATTTTCTGGACTTAACGCTGAATCACCATAAGCTTCATTCTTGCTTAATAGTAAATCACGTATTTCATTACATGTCCACTTGATATTATTGCGTGTTTTTTTCGTCATAATTTTTTCACTGAAACTACTAAGACCACATTAGTATATAAAACTTTCTGTTAACATGACATATAGACACTAATGCCTGTCCTGAAATGCTTACTCTATATAATATATCTATATAGCTCTTACTATGTAGAACTACTACTTTCAAAATTCAGACGATTTGTTTGTACCCCTACACGACGTTAAGCACAGGTGGGCATGCGATTTTTTAGACCGGGGGCCATCCGCGCAGCAAGATAAAAATATAATAAAAATAGTGAGCGGACGCTATATTGCACTATATATACTTCCTCCTTCCTTATATACTAAAACCAGCGATAGCCTTATATACTTGGTTGCTATAAGTAATATAGAGGTAAAAGAAATGACAACTACACCAACACAACAGCAAGTAGATAACCACAACAGGGCCCTTATAGCTCGCATCGTGGCAACCCAAATCTGGAAGCAGACCAGCCGTAGGGACACACCTACCCGATACTCCACTTGGAATAAGAGGTAATCAATGCGTTTAATAGAGGTAGGGGGGGTATACCCCACCGCAGACCCAATGGAAATTTTAGAAAAATTGGAAAAGATGCTCGATAAACAAATAAAAAAATCAAAAAAACAACTAAGGGGTGACACTAAGTAATGGACGAATACCAAAAATATTTAACAGAAGTAATGGTAATACTAAGTAGACTTTCTATTTAATATTATAATGTTAATCATCAGCCAATCCCAAAACCGGGACATGTCTAATCATGTACATGTCAACACATGCATGGGGGGGTGGCACTTGTCTTATATACCCCCTATATATAAATGACCCCCCACCCTTATATACCCACTATATATAGCTATCCTCTCTAGAAGAGATACCCCCATGGGGTAGGGGGGGTATACCCAGACATGCAAATTTTTAAAAAAACGTTAGCGGGACGTATATCGCACTATATATACTCCCTCGTGCCTTATATACTAAAATGACCCAAACCCTTAAATACTCTCTCGCTACAGTAATAATAGAGGTAAAAGAATGAATAAAACAACTTATACAACAAATAAAACTGGCTTCGTCGACTGGGATGGTCGATTGATGAGTATCCACAATTTTTGGGTGGAACTAATGGGTTCCCGAATGGAGGGGCCAAACTCTACCTATTGCCACACAATAGGCTGGGTTAATCTCCACTCTTTTGGAACTAAACACGGTAGTCTTAACGACGCTGAAGTTTGGGACGTTATTAATAGCGTAGGGGCCAGATTCGTGGCCTATCCTAACAAAGAAATTTATAAGAGAGGTGCTTAAATGGCTTTCACTACAACAGAGCTATTGGTAGCGATAGACTCCTTAAGATACGATATTAGTAAACTTAATACGTGGAACGTCCGCAGTCCTAACGATGTGGAATATTACGACGACGTATTAGCAGAACTGTTTAGTATAATACGAGGTAAAGAATGAGCAACCACAATAATTTAAATTGGACTGATTTCATCCTATCCTTAGCGATGGAGGTTTATTTTGGTAACTGTCCAATTAGAGAGCAACAGGTAGCGGATGCCATTGGTCTATCAGACCAAGAGGCACCAGAAAGCTGGGACGCCAAAGATTTTATATTTAATTTTTAAAATCGACATGTCCAAATTTTTTCAAAAACAGTGAGCGGAACCCAAAACGCACTATATAAGTCTCCTCGTGTCTTATATACTATTTTGAGGCAAAGCTTTAAATACTCTCTCGCTACAAGTAAGTTAGAGGTAAAAGAACAATGAAACTAACACGAATTCAGAAGCTTTGGCTTAAGATTGGACGTATTCCAACTTCGACAAAGTCAAGCCGATGGTCAAAGTAAGCAAACAGAATTAAACTGTAATTAAAAATACAATATCCCGTGTTGGGTTTCAGGGGCCGAATCCCGACCCAACACCTTATATTAATGGGAGATATCCCGTTATCGTGAGTGGCTGAATAACCCCTTCCCAAAGGGGGTAAGGCACACAAACCTGCCTCAATGCGCAAATGCGTGAGAGGGTGGTGAGTGGTAAGTGCGGACAATACTTAGGTATTTGGGCCGGTAGTCTTTGGAGGTTAACCTTGAATCCTCCCTCACACCTTATACTTATTAATGAGTAGGAAGTTCACAGACGCTAAGACGTATACTTTAGCGTTGTCGTTCTGATATTTGTTTTAAGACTGGATTAATACCCCAGTATAAAAATAGGGGCGCTTGACAAGAATGGCGAAGCACAAAATTTATAGGCCTTCCGGAGGCACGCGGTTGTAATCCCGTGGTTAGTGCGAGTGGGTTCTCACGACCTACACCCCTAAACCTTATACTCAAGGCCTAAGCTCAGTCATTAATGTGGCGCTCTTAGGCCAGCGGTATTAAAAACTTTGGACATGTGCAAACCTTTATAACCTCCCTCGTTATAGGTAATATAAGGTAAAATATGAAACACGGACGATATAAGAATTGCCAAGAATGTAAAAGAGAATTAGTAGACGGTTACCAAAAGGATAACCCATTTACAAAACTACCAGACGCACAGTTTTGTTTTGACTGTGAGATTGTATATTCCTTTTAAGGACATGCGCGAAAAAGTGCGAGCGGAACCTAAAACGGACTATATATACCCCCTCGATACTTATATACTAAAATGACCCAAACCCTTAAATACTCTCTCGTTAGAGTAGAATTAGAGAGAAAAAATGAGCTTCAAAGAAAACATTTTAAGAAACGAATTCCGTTTCAGGAAAGCCAGCCGTCGGTTTAAATTACCGATGAGTCACACCCTCGAAATTTACGAGGCAATAGAGGCCCAAAAGTTGGGACTTGATAAAGAGGTCGCAAAATGAGAAAAACCTTATTACAAAATCTAACAGATGAAATGGCCTTTCAATACGAAAACAGCGGAGCAACGCACGAAGAAAACCAACACGCAGACGGTTGCGATTGGATTTACGATAATTGCACCTGTGGACAGAATGAAAAATTCGAGTTAAATTACGATTGGGAAGATAATGGAGAATACTAAAAATGGAAACGATAAGAAGAAATTTAAAAAGAGCAAGGGAAGCCGACGCTTTAAGCAAAGAACAATATTCTATTGAATCTTGGATTCTTGGAACTGTAAGAGGAATGGTTAGCTTTTGGGCTGACGAATACACCTTAAGAGGTGACAAGCTAAAAGGTCAGGATTTAGTAAGATGGAAAAAAGAAGTCTACGCAAGGATTCAGGAATTAGACGCAATCTTTAAAGAAGACGAACAAATAAGAGGTTTAGAATGAGTGAAATAATATTAACAGCAGACGAAATGAAAGTTTTAAAAAATCATTATTATAATGATAAGCCGTTTACCACAGACCAAATGCTTGACTTGTGGCACGATATAGTAGAACAGATATTAGGTGAATCAAAATGAGACAGGACGAAATCATTTACGGTCTTGACTCTATCCGTCAGGTATTGGTAGAGGTTGGAGATGAAAACCTTTCAGAATATCATTCAGTGATAGACAACGCACAACAATTTATATTGGAGAGTGAACAATGCCTAATGTAGACGACCTATACGACGAAAACGTAGAGTTTGAGATAGAACGCAAAAAGATAGAAGACCACAATCTTAAATGTAGTGGAGATAAATACACTTGCCTTTGTTGTGGTGTCTTCGATGAGGAAACAGGGGAATGTTAAATCCCTCTTGTTTCCCATTTGAAAAGTTTGGGAGCTTCTTAATTTTAATGTGGAGCCTTACAGTTTAGGGCTCCCTAATTTTAGACATGTGCAAAAGCTTAAATAGGACCTAACCCTTGGTATATTAGAGGTCAAACAATGACAGAATCACAAAAGAAGACAAGAGAAATAGCGAAGCCCTACGAAATTTGGGTGGATAAACACGGTGCAGGATTTGAATGGCGAGTCCTGAAGAAATACCAAAAGCCAGAACTGGAAGCTAAGAACAAATACGCCAGATGGTTTTGTGGTGTGAAATCACCGATGACTTACGGAGAATTCGAGCTCGGAGACGTTTACGTATCTGAGATTAAAGAAAACGCTCACAGAGTATTATAAAGAAGTCAACCTCGAAAGGACCCCCTACAAGTTTCTGGGGGTCCCCATTCGGACATGCGCAAATTGTTCATTTCGGGAGGGCACTATATAAGGTTATAGTTTTGGGCGTCCCGCTTTTAAGCCCTCCCTGTTTAGAACAGGTGTCATTATAAGGTTGGACGGGAGAAACTACAAACGGTTAACCCGTCAGGTGAGTTTCTGCGCAAGTGAGAAAAGCTTGACAATTCAGTTTTAGAAGTTGTGCTCGGTATTAGGGAATGTGATAAAGAATTTCTCGTTATTAATCTATTTGAGAGTAAGCGCAAGTCTGCTTTAATAAGTAACTTAAACAAGTGATAGGTATATTTTCCGGAGTGATTTGTCTACAATTTAAATTGGCTTCAATCTGCTAAAAGTCGAGAAGCGTCTTAAATGCTCCCGTCCTTATTATCGACGTCAGATAAATATAAGTGCGAATGGTTTGGGGGGGAATCGCCCCCCCTACGTTTTATCTCAGGTGAGATATTTTATTTAAGACTCCATTGCTTCGAGCTTCGCTTGAAGTTCGGTCAATGAAATACGACCCGACTTAATTGCACTGATTATACTTTCCGGTGTTGCGGAAACTTTTCCAGTGCTTAAACGTCGTGACGCTTGTAGCTCAACAATCCTACTTGTAATCATCGAAGTCGTTTCAGCACTTATTTCAGCGCTTAATACGTCGTTCATTGCTACAAGTGTATCGTATTTTACTCCAACAGGCAATCGACCACCCTTTGGGGCTTGGAATCCTAAAAGAGCCATTAGGTTCTTTACAATTCCTTCACCACGTGGGGCCGCCAAATAATCCATTGCAGTAGATTTTTGCGTTTCAGTTGTTTTAGGCATTTTTCCTCCTTTTTCTCTATAATACAGATGGTTTGAAAGTATATAAAGCTTTCCCTATAAATCGTATATAAAACCCCTCGACCCTTATATACCCTTGTTTAAGGCCCGCTCACTACTTTTCGTTCTATCCGTTCAGACATGTCCATTTACACATGCTGGGATAGGAAGTTTATATCTCTTATATTTCAACAAGGCTCTATAAAAGCACTACGCTATCGTCGTGACGTCGAGGTGAGATTCATTTGTATCCAACTGTGTGCACAATGGAGCTTATAAACTCTATAATAGACTTTGAGAGCTTTATATCGCTCATTAGTAGGCCCTACTACGCACTGCGCAGGTGAGAAACTGAGAGGCTCAATGAGAAAATGCGGTATAGAGCTTTTTTATTCTATACGTGTAAGAAGAAAAAAATACTATAAACAATACGTTGCTCTAATATTATAATTAAGCTCTATTAAGATATTAATAGGCTCTATTAAGCAATATATCTTTGCTCTATTAAGATATATAATTATAGAACTATATAAAGCTTGCGTCTATATAGCACTTAATAGAGCCTTATCTTAATATAGTATAATATAGTAACCCCGATTTTCTGCGGATGATGAGCGGGATTCTATACTTTTAGAGTTGAGCACGAGTCTATACGCTTAGACCCCCAAAACCGCCGACACCTTTAAATACTTTGAAACGTTCTAATATTTAGGTTAAAAATGAGTTCAATCGAAGAAATGCTTAAAGATATAACACCCGAACAAGTCCTATCAATAATGAAGGATATTAAAACAGGTGTTAGAAGAATAGACACAGGCCACAGGATGCGTAGGAATAAGATGAATGACCTATACTTTTCTGTTGCCCCACTACCTCACAAAACAACTTACGAAGAATATAAGTTGCACGCTGAAGGTATAAGACAGCAAGTAATATCAGGAGTAGATTTATAATGTTATACGATAGTCCACACGGAACCTATACGGCAGACGAGCTAACTACAATGGTAGAAGATAGACTAAGAGTTATAGGGATAGGATGGAAATGTAATGGTAGAGAATCTAACACAACAATAGAAGCAATGAAGTTAATGGGAGAAGTTCCAGATGAGTGATATAACATTAGATGACATCCGCACGATGATGAAGGGAAGATATAACTATCCTCTCTTAAGTGTAGCGAATGATAAAGATAGTGACTATAAGACTTGGGCTACGCTTGTAAAGAAAGTCTATCCTGAATCAGGTGAAAACCTATACGAAACAAGTATAGGACTGAAGCGTATTAGAGATACGCTGAGTATAATGGAACCAAATGATTTCTTAAAGATAGTGAATACTATACGTAAATACGAAGTGAAAGGTAGTGTCCGACCAGTTAGTGGTAGGAAAACCTACGGCTACGATAAGAGTAGATTAGATAGGTCAATGTATAAACGTAAGCGAAGTAATTAAAATGAGTAGTATAGACGACAATCCATTTAGGAAGATGGACATTGAATGGCTTATATTATTAGCCACGTTGCTTAAAGATATAGAGATGAGTATTAGTAATGACCAATCAAACGTAGAGGTCGATGAAGCTGAGATTAAGAAAGCGGAGGAGATGTATGAGTAGCGGAGAAAAGATAAGATACGCAGAAGCCTATGATAAAGCTAACCTGATGTGGCATAGAATATGCGATATAGGAGATGAACATCAAGGAACAATGATAACAGGTTCGATGCGTAGGTGTGAAGAGATGATAGGAGATATAGATATACTAACCACCAACGGATGGAAGAAAGTCTTTGACTATCTTGCTACAACAGGTGATGACAGATATGACATCCTTAGTGCAGGTTCAAAGAGAATTATATTTAAAGATAGTGAAGGAATGTTATATAATATATTCTTCACAGAACACGATAGCTGGGGGACAGCAATGATGTATACGACTGGACCTCAAAGATATAACATCCGTAAGAGATATCTTGTTAAAAGAATGGGATATAAACTAAATCAATACGGATTATATAATAAAGAAGGCGAAAAGATAGCAGGACCAACTGAGACAGGGATATACGAAGCACTCGGATGGGAATGGTGTGAGCCGGAGGATAGAGAATGAATAAAGATATAGAACCTTTAAGGATAGATGAGATGGGTATAGAAGTATGTATAGTATGCGACTGTGCAGTAGAACATAATAAATGCCTATGTGATATGAGAGGTTGGTAGATGAGTAGTAGAAGTGAGAAGTTCGCTAAATTAGGTGAACTAACAACTAAGCAAGTAAAAGTAGAAGATAAGCTACGTTTCATGAATGAATGCAAAGATAAAGTTATGGGAGAGCCTGTGATAGACCACGAAGCTCTCGAAGAATACAACAAAATGATATCAAGATTAGAGGTAGAACTCGAAGATATACATAAAGAGGTAAAAAAAATGAAGTCAGAAGAGACATATAGAGATGACGTAGGAGGATATCCTGAGTCATCCGAGCCAGCAGAAGATGCCATAGGGCATGAGACTCCGATAGAAGATATAGGAGATAGTCCAGACCATTCAGTATTGGATGAGGATATAGAAAGCGGTGACGCTATGCGAGATGATAGGGAGACAGCCGTAGATGATTTTATGGCTGAAGCAATAAAAGAAGAACCTATTATACCTGTTATTGATGACAGTGTGATAGGAAAGCTTAAGTCAAGCGTAGCTATACCTGAAGAGTTTAAGTTCGCAGATAGTATGACATTTTATACTATGCTACGCAACATCTTTAGGAATAAGTATATACTTGTGACAGGGCCATCCGGTTGCGGTAAGTCATCTTTAGGTAAGATATTGGCAGAGATAACTAACAAACCATTCCATCAGTTCAATTTTGGGGATACTATGAATCCGGCGGCAAAGCTATTAGGAGACACAAAGTATAATCAAGAGGATGGAACGTGGTTTAAGCCATCTCGTTTCGTATCAGCCTTAGAAGATAACAGTGGAGCATTCATTATGCTTGACGAAGTGACAAGAGATAGGACAGGCGACTTAGGTAATATACTTATGCCTGTGTTAGATGGTCAAAGATACTTAGCGTTAGACGAAAGTGATGACGCAGACATAGTTAAGTTAGATACTAACGTATTCTTCTTCGCTACTGCTAACATAGGTAGAGAATATCTTGGGGCGGCCAACGACTTAGATAGAGCTTGGAAGGATAGATTCACTGGAGGTATATACGAATTAGATTACCTACCACAGAATAAAGAACAGGAACTATTACAGAATCGTGTTCCACATCTCGAAGATGATGACGCAAGGCGTATAACTGAATTTGCTAAGAAGATTAGAGATTTATATAAAGCAGAAGAGTTAAACGTAGCTGTTTCTACTCGTATGTGTTTGTCAGTAGGTGAATTAGTAGTAGATGGTATGACTTTGCTTGATGCACTTAAGCATACTTGCTTACCATTCTATCCTATAACTGCTGGTGACGACACTGATAGAGTTAAAGTTATTCAAGCAATACAATCAATGGGTGATTAAGTATGGCAAAAGTAAGAAGTAAGAAACATATGTATTGGCATACTCCAGCAAAAATTTTATTAGAGCATGGAATGAAGCCAGCAATGGTAGCCAAAGCCCTGAAGATAGCATACCCACAGGGTGAAATCACAGGTAGGCACGTTGGAGGATATAGTCGTAGACTTAAGAATGATAATATGTTAGAGACTAACCTACCACAAACGATAGACATACAAGATGCATATGCTATGATAGAAGGTATGATTACTGACGATGATAGATTTGTATATAAATGTGCAGTAGGGTCAGCTAAACGAACCTTAAAATGTTTTGAATATAAGATGATAGCAGAAGCTATGCAACCGGAAGAGGATATAGAAAAATGGTTATTAAACACGAACCACACCACACCGATATAGATAAGTGGACAGGCGTATCAGATGATGATTACTGCTATGATTGTAGTAAATGGATAGAAGCTACGCATGAGGATAAATGTCCTATATGTGAAACTCCATTAGATTATGATGATAGATTCACTACTGCTTCAACAGCAAAAGTTGCGATAAAAGATTCACCCGTTATATCTTCCACCGGAGATATGTGGAACCGTAGTAGTTCCTATACTTGGGGTGGTGGTGGCTGGTGGCAAGGACAATCCACAGGCTCTACGTCAAGTATGTGGGGTAGTTGGGGTAGTTCCCACGCTGATAAAGATGATGCGACCAGATTACTGAAACATAAGAGACATTTAGATTCTCTATGTAAAGTTGTAGACCCAACAGTATCGCATAAGTTAGATTACAATTATGAAGGTCAGAACTATTCTGATTTAGAAAGAGGACTCATACGCATAGATGGGTCTCTACTAAAGAAGAGTGATGACAATTTAGATATAACAGCAGGATTAGCTATACACGAAAAGTTACACCTCATTCATAGTAAACCATTATATAGATGGGAAAAGAGGAAAGCAACAGAATTAGTAAAAGATACATATGAAGGAACATTACTACATACTATCGCTAATTCAGTAGAAGATGAATACATAGAAAAGCAGTTAGCTAAAGATAACGCTGGGTTTGTGACATATATTTCTGAAGTTAAGAAACACTTTTTCAAGGAGAAGATGGAAACTAAATTAGAAATGATAGAAGATAATCCATTTATGGATATACTGAATACTCTATTAGCTTTCATTAGATGGCCGGAACATATGGGCGACACTCGCAGAAAGCGTCACGGAAAGCATATAAGATTTTTTGCACGTGCGTTAAAGAATGGATTGGATAGTAGAGAAAATACCTTTGAATGTATAGAAGCACTATTCCATTATCTTAAAGCAGTAGCCGAAAAGATGGTTAAAGATAAAGGCTCCGGCGAGGATATGAAGAAAGATATCGAGAAAGAGATGGACAAACTCAAAAAGTCTATGACTGATGGTGATTTATTAACTGATGAACAGTGGGAATCCATAAAGGATTCAATTAAGAAAGACATAGAACGTAAAAGAAGTCGTATGTCTGATGTTCGTAAGCTAATGAAAGACTCAGATGGGATGAGGGAACTTGAAGAAGCAGTAGACTATACGTTAGATGCTAAGAGTAGTGCATTAGCCGATGAAATATCAAAAGAGATAGAAGAACTTGAAGATAGTGACTATATGGAAACTGAGATGACTGAGGTTGGTCTTATATACAAGAACCAAAAGAAAATCACTTGGCGTAAAGCTCGACCTACTGAAGGTCAAAGAGTTAAATATAAGGCAGAATCTAAAAATATGAAGAAGATAAGTAATTCACTCAAGCGTAAGATAGATTTATATGGTAATACACAAAAACATACTATCCGTAATCAGAAGCGTGGTAAGATAGATAAGCGTATGCTTCACAGAATACCATTAGGTCGTAAGGATTTGTTTAAGAATGATATAATTGAAGATGATAAACCATTAGACATTTGTATATTGGTAGATGAATCAGGTAGTATGGGTTCGTGGAAGATGGAGATGGCTCGACAGTCAGCTATCGCTACGAAAGAAGCTTTACAGGATAATCCCAAATTAGACTTATGGGTATTTGGTCATACTGCTGATGGTGAAGCTGGATGGCATACAGATTGTGGTTCGACCAATATGACTGAATATTGGGGGCCGAATATGAAAGATAGACCTATGGCTATGGGAGCTATGATAGCTCGATATGAAAATAGAGATGGTATGGCTATATGGGCGGCGGCTGAAAGAGTTAGTAAAGAATCTTCACAGCCTATGTCTAACAAGCTTATGATTATATACTCCGACGGTCAGCCGGCTGCGTCTGGATATGGTGGTTATGATGGTATGAGTCACGTGCGAAAGGTAGTAAATCATTTAGAAGGTAAAGGATGGTCAATTATTCAAGTAGGAATAAGCGGAGCAGATAAGTATGCACAACAAAAGATGTTTAACAACCATATAATGGTTAGTAATATAGATAACCTTGCGCCAGCAGTATCAAAGATAATCAGGAGGGTTATAAAAGTATGAAGGATTATAAGCAAAAGATTATATCTTATAAGATAGTCTTCTATGATGAAGATGATAATGAAGTTGATGTCCCTATGCCTAAAGAAGTTTGGAGTGAGATAGACCAAGCAATATATGACTGGGAATGCGAAGAGATGGAGATGACGGATGAGTAATTGTAATACGTGTAAATGTAGATTAGCATTAGAGTATATCAGGTATAGAGATACAAGCGGAAACCCCTATTGTCAGATTTGCTACGTGAGAATAGGAGGCACAGTATAGATGAAGGAAATCATAAACAAAGCAGTGATAGAGAGATTGACAAGCGATACTAAAGAGTTGTTTGACTTCTATGATAAGAAGAGTCTCTTTAAAACTAAGAAACAAAAGTCAGAAGATATAAGTGGACTACTTGAAAATGCTATGGCTGAATTGATAGAGGATGCCGTAGCACCAAAGATAGATGCTGAACCAGACATACGTTTGGGTGGTCATCCAGTAGAGATAAAGACAACATCAGGAGAAACGTGGTTCAGTGGAACTTACAGTAAGAGGGAAGGATATTTTATATTCCTCCATTGGATACTGAGAACTGATAATACTCCTGAGTTTTTTATCGCTGGGAAAAACCTAAAGAAAGATGATTGGGAGGCAAGTAAGTCAAAGAGTTACTATGCCACTACTTATGATAAGAAGAAATTATATGCTAATAGAGATGCATGGGATTTTTACAGAGGACATCTCGAAGCATATGATAGAGGAAAGCAACAATGCATAAAGATACATACAGGAGAATATATAAAAGACTAAAAGAATTATGGAGTAATCCACGAGACATACAAGAAGCTGAATGGTATATACTTATAGCATTCTTTACTATGATATGGATGTGGATGTTCCTAAAGTTTTAAACCTAAGGTGATAGGATAGGAGTTTCAAACCTTATTTCTTAACAGTTGTTTGGCTCATTTTACCTCTCGAAGCTCCTATCCCACTAAATGTGGTAGAGACCTGAATCATACGCCCAAAAGTCGCTGAGAAACATAGAGTGATTGAGCTAATCAAGCAAGCTCTATGAGATACATAGTGATAACAAAGCCCATACGCTTAATCATAATAGCGTCATTACCCTAAGCGGGGAGTTAGGACAGAAACACTATGAGATAGGTGTGGTAGCAGTTATGGTGCTACACATAAGAGAACCAAGTATAGGAGTGCGTCCATCTTGAGAGATGGCATGCCTATACGTCAAGCGAGACCTATCAAAGCGTTCACGACAGAAGAAGTAGAGTCACTGAGTCATGTGGTAGTTCACTGTCCGTTAGAAGGACATAATGAGCATGAACATATATGCTTACCAACTGTGAACGCAGGTATATAAGGATGAAAGACATAGACCGATTTTAGTTCGTGAGAAGCATATGTCACTGTTGAACTATATACTGAGAACATTATACCTCTGCACAACAGCCGATGCGGTAGTTAAGATAAGTATAGTGTGATATATAACTACACAAGGAGTAAGCTCATTGCGAGTGATAAACAAGGATGACGGTTTTATATCTTTCAGTTTTGTTTTGGGTTCATATCTCTCTCTACCACAACCTTTAAATAGATATTTGATATATATTGAAATATCATTATGGAGAAATGAAAAATGATAAGAGAAATAGTAGTATGGATAGACACTAAATTTGGATTTAGTAAAAAGAAATTAACATTAAGACCAAGAAAATATAAACAGGAGTAATAATGACATATAAAACAGAATACACTGACGGTAGAACGTATGAGAAAAACCAGATGGTTACCCCTATCGCAGAAGGTAGTGGTGAGAATGAAGAGACACGCTTAGTCAAAACATATAAAGAATATGAGGAATGTATCAGCACTATAGCTGAGATTATATATATGGAGATGCCACTAAGGTATCAAGATGAATGGCTGAAAGATATAATGGCTAAAGGTATTTGGAAACCTGACCCAGAGATAGAAGAAGGCATGAGTAAAGAATGTTGCCGGAACGGATGTGAGAGGTGCGAACAATGAGAAGTCCTCTATACTATAAGAGATGTCAAAGAAAGACACTCGATGAGAGACCATGCAATACGCTTATGACTTCCCAAAGGAGACATGGATATGATAGTAGGTATATTGAACACTACTGTCCAGAATGTCAGATAGAAGGACACGAACAGACTGATAGTGAGTGGAGACCTTACGGAGAGAAATTAGACATAGGAGAAACGAATGGTCACCAATAGAGGAGAAGCCCTACATTTAGTGGGAGTAGTTCTTCGATACATGGATAGGAAGAAGGCATTACATATGTTATGTGATATGGATTTTGAAGTAGCTGAGACAACAGAAAATGAATCCCTTAAAGATAGCATAAAAATGGTAAGAAGATATTTAGAGGAATAATGAAAGATATAACAGGGTTTCCCGCACATGAGAAGTTTATAGATTCAGCAAGAGTAGATAGACCGAAGTTTAGAGAGTTAATCTATCGTAAGGATAGGGAGATTCCAATACAATACGATATGGTTCAAATGAAGATGGATGGTATCTGGGGTTGTCTTATAATAAATAATGGACAGTGGGCTATATACTCAAGAACAGGTAAGAAAAAGAGTGAGGGAGTTATATCAGATTCAACAATAGACTCTGTTCTGTTGGGAGAATATATGTATGGTTCCCATTGGGCGCACACAAGAGATATAGATGGTGAGTTTTATATATTCGATTGCTTGAGATTTGAAGGTAAAAACATTGAATCAAAAGAGTTAGCTGAAAGAACTTTATGTTCGGAATGGGCTTGGGAACAATGTAAACAAGAATTAGAATGGCTCGACATTTTAGAGACATATGAGACTTATCAGTGGCCTGAGTTATGGGACCACTATGTTATAGGTGAAGCATATGAAGGGCTTGTGTTTAAAGATAGCACGAGTGAGTATCAACACCGAAACGCATGGGCGAGAATGAAAGCAGTAGTTGAAGTAGAATATGTATGTCATTCCTTTAGGATGGCAGACGAAGGAACAAAGTATGAGGGACAAGTAGGGGGAGTAATTGGAACATTTTATGATAAAGAAGTATATGTCACCTGTGGGGGTCTCACTGAGGCCATGCGACAGGATTTTACTAAGAACCCAGAAGTTTATATTGGTCAGGTCTTTAAGGCTAAAGGTAATACATGGTATCCATCAGGGAGTATAAGACACCCTAAGTTTTTACATTGGAGAGACGATAAGGACGTAGAAGATTGCACATATGACCAAATACCTAAGAGTGTGAGGGAACGTGCAATACAGTGATAAATGGTGTAAAAGATGCAGGAAGCGTATGTCATCAGCAGAATCAGACTTATTCGGAGGATATTGTTCTGACTGCACATTGAAATGGATTAACAATAAAGACCCATATGACTTCTATGGCGACCATCAAACTTACTTTAGACATAAGGAATAAGCCCTATTTAGCAAAGCTTTATATAACTCCTTATAGTATTACTATATAGAGCACTGTTCTATAATGACTGTGTTCTACTATAATAGCGTAGTGATGCTGTATGGGAAAGAAAGACACAGGAAAGAACTTTGAAAATGAAATCAGACGTAGCCTAAAGTCGTCAAGACATATATGGTGGTTCAGGATACAAGATACCAATGACATTAATAGATTCGTTAAACAAGCTGTTGCTGAGAAACAACCAGCAGACTTCTTTACGGTATACAGAAGTAGACCTATTATGCTTGAGGCTAAAACAAGTAGGAATCTTACTTCTTTTCCTCTATATTATGGTAGTGGGCGTGCTATCGCTAAACACCAAATAGATGAGGGCAACAAGTTAGTAAGGAAGGGCGGAATATCGCTTATCCTAATTAGAAGAGAAGAGTATAGAAATAAAAAATGTTATGCTATAACACCAAGTCAGGCGTTATATCTATACAGCAAGAAGTATAAAAGTAAATCAGTGAAGTGGGCATGGTTCGAGGAACATGCATATAAAGTGGAACGATTGAAAGCACCATTGAGATGGAACTTACATAAGTTATATGAAGAGATACTATGAGAAAGAAAGCAAGCAAGCAACCATATGAAGGATATACCCTCCCGCCAAGTTCGGAGAAGGGTGGACAGTTTATAGACTTTAACGAACCTTATAAGAGTAAAGTCCCTATAAAGAGAGTAGTAAAGACCAAGAGGAGATAAGATGCCTAAGATAAATGACTGCGTATACTGTAGAAGAGTAAGCGTAGTGAGTAAACATATTCAAACATATGTATGTGATGACTGCTATGTAAAGATGCAAGCAGAAAAAAAGATATTACATCCGGAGCTATATGAGACTGAATGAAGCACAACGAAATGAGTTAGCCAAATTAACTAAATGGAATTATTTTACATTGTTAATAGCTCTACTCTACGCAGGACTAATATTTACTAATTATTTTTTATGAGCTTAGAAGAATTTAGCTATGGTTGGATGCAGTTGTTCATACTGCTGAGTATTTGGGGGATAGATGTCTAGACCTCCATACTATGAGGCTTTATGGCATAACTGTCATAAATGTAGGATACATTATATGTCTGAACAACCTCACATTAGAGCATACCTTTGTGATGAGTGTTGGAACAGTATGCCCCATTATAAGGTAGACCATATTAAATCGCAAAAAGTAAAGAAAGGGCCGACCTATAAATTACCCCACATTCTAAGAGATATATCTATGACAGAGATACTCTTATATACGGTTGGCAACCTAATATGTTTAGTGGTCATAGCGTATTATCTATGGCTCAGGTGAAATACATAGGGAGTATTATGTCGATAAGTAGATGCGAAAGGTGTGATGGTAGAGCCATCGTTTATGGAATTGATGGTAGTTGGCGTTGTGTTATATGCGACCCCAAAGAGTTTAAATGGAACAAGAAGACAATGAGATATGAGTGATATATTTTGGACTCATTTACCATTAGAAATTTCACGTATAGACCAGATGAAAGTCTATACTTTACAAGCAGTGATATATACAATAGCGAAAGCTTTATATATACACTAGTTATTAGGTTCACGGAGTGATTAATATGGAATCAAGAACAAACGTATTCGATAAGGTTTATCGGGCGGCTGAACACTATCAGACCACCGGAAACCACAAGCAAGTAAGCTTCAGGTATAATCCTGAAGTAAGAACAGAGTTCGACTTCTCTACATGGAAACATGAGAGAGATAGTGACTCAGTTAGAAATATCCTAGTAGAGGATGTAAGAGTATCAAGTGAAGGCATGGTATATGCTATTGGTGTAGACAACAGGTATAACCTTAAACAGTTTACTAATAAACACCCTCAGCATGTCCGAGCTTATCGTATTGATAGAATGGTGATATAATGAAACAAATGGGAACCATAAAAACAATCGACCAATATAAGAGGGTTTACATACCTGATAACATATTGGAAGAGATGGAATGTGCCATAGGAAGTAACGTTGTTTGGATGCAATGTGAAGACGACGGCCACTTTGCTCTTAAGAAAGTCAACGTAGAGATAGTTGATTAAATATGGGTGAATTGCTCGACGGCTTCTGTAAGCTTATAGAAGCTGATGAGGATGTTATGTCTATTGCTGAATTAATGACTACTGAAGAGATTCAGCAATGGGAACTACTCGTCAAAGCTTTTAGAGATATAAACGTCACTAACATAGGTAAAGACCTAAAGAAAGTATCCTCTTTCTACAATTTAGAAAGATGGCAAGAGATGGCTATACTAGCCTTAGTAAAACATTTTGAGTTAATGATAAAGACTGCTACCGACGAGGAGGAGAAATTTTTACAACTAAAGAAATCAATGGATACACTAGATGGTATAGACACCAAGTCATATGATGGTATGTTCTCATGAGTAATCAAGCGATGGATATGCTATCAGGGTTCCTATTCGGACTAGGATTTGGAATGATATTAGGATATTACATTATACCATGAGATGCAAACACGAAAAGGTTAAAATAGTTAATGAACATGCATATTCGGAGGTCACTATGGCAGAATATAAATGTAACATATGTGGTAGAAAGGGTTTCTATCAGATACCTGAAGTGGAAGTAGATAAGATTCAATGGGAGGACTCCCTATGAGATGTTTACAGTGTGATAGAGACTACGTGGGGATGAAGAAAGCTAATAAGTTTAACTGTCCCCACTGTGGTGAGTTAAAGGTAGAGAAAGATGAGTAGATGGGATGCATTTGATAAGATATGGGCTAAAGGTAAGCAGAATAAAATGGTTCAACGTCTTATGGCTAAGTGTGTTCAAAGAGGGTTAGAACCTACAGAAGATAATTGTAGAGATTATTGGATGGGTTATATCCGTTATTATAAAGATGCGCATACAGGCATGGAGTATCATCTAAATCCACGAAAGAATAAATCGACAATGAAAATGTTAAAGAGAAACAGACATGACAATAGAATCAGAAAAGAAGGCAAAAAGAGACCACCACATAAGGTGGGCCGAAGAAATAAACAAAAGAAACGCCCAATACAGCGAAGATAGTAATTGGTTTCCTTTTGTCACTAACGTAGAAGAGATACTAAAAAGAATAGACTATATGTCTCAACGTTTTGATGACTTAGAGAACCGAATAAGTGAAGTAGATGGGAAGATAAATAACCTGAGAAAGATATTAATCAAACTGGAGGTTATAGATGACAGATTCATCTTCTGAGCATAGAGAAGAAGTCGCCCAAATGGCGGCTGAATTGATAAGCACAAAGATAGACGCTGCGAGGAGAGAAACGCAACAAACTCATATGTTACGCATTGGTCCTTTCCATATGGAAATTATACCAGATGAGAAGATTGACATAGAAAGGTTCTTTACCGATACATATAAATATATATGTGATAGGTATGAGAACAACCCTAAGTTCTGGAACGCAGGGGAAGGACAACAGGATGGTAAACACTACTCATGAACACTATCAAAAAAGATACACTCATGAGTCATTGTAGCTTGTGTAAAACAGGTATTCATGACAATGATTATTGGGTAGGTCAGACATCCGTAGTGATAAATGCGGTATGGATATGCGGAGAATGTTTAGCAAATCTTTGGAGACCAGCAACAGAAGCTTTAAAGAGATATAAAGCTCATGTTAATGAGAATAAGACTAAAGAAGAAAAGATAGCTAATAATTACGGTATATCAATAGACCCAAAAACAGGCAAACTAAAGAAAAGGAAAGCCTTAAATAGAGAGTCCACATTGGTGGATAGCAAGGAAGTATAACTATGACAGACGAAAGAAAGAAAACTGGATTAGAACTAGTAGTCGGATTGTTCCGAAACACAGATAAGAACGGTAACGTATACTACACCGGCAAGAACGAAGCTGGTGACGAATTCGTTATGTTCAGGAATTCATATTGGAAGGAAGGCGCAAGTAAGCCATACTTCAGATTAATGAAGAGAACAGAAGCAAAAGCAACAACAGTAGAGGATTAGATATGAGAAGTAACCCATTGGACGACCTTATGGACGCTTGGATGGATATGATAACTAGTAGACCCCCTCGCTTCAGAGCTACACAGTTTCCAACATGGAATAAAGAAAGTGACATAGGAGACTGGGAAGATAAGAACGGTGAGATAACTATCACCGTTGATATGCCCGGAGTAGCTAAGAAGGATATAGAGATGCATGTTGACAACCATATGGTAGAAGTAAAAGCTACCACAGAGGAGAGAGATTATAGTTTTGGAAAACGTTTCACTCCTGAGCTAAACCCTGATAAGGTCGAAGCTAAGTTCAACAACGGTGTATTAGATATTAAAATCCAAAAACAAGAAGAAAGTAAAGGAAAAAAGATAACCATTAAATGAGTGTTTACTCAGATTGGATTCAGTCACCCAAAAGTCAAAGAGTTTGGTTAGAGGACTCTATGAGTGCGTTGGGTCAATTTGCATTTATATCACCAATACACAGAGTTAAACATTGGAATCAATCAACTAGACGTAGAGTTAAATGTTGGGCTGAGGATGGAGAATGTGTTTTCTGTAAACAAGATATACCTCGTATAAATGAATTTACATATGGTCTATACCATAATGAAACAGAATATGTAGGAGGAGGTAAGCATAATATATCTTATCTCTCTGCTACGTTAGCTACGCATACTCACTTTCAAAAGACTTTCACTAAGCTAATAGATGAAAACGTTAACCCCACTGATGTGGTGTTCGGTTTTAAACGAACTAAAATTACTACAGCACATGGTAGGACAGTTAACGGCTATGCCTTAAGCTCAAGTGATATGGAACCTTTTGTTAAAGAGAAGTTCCGGCCCTCCTTATTTAATTCTGAAGAACAGGAATATCATTGGATTGTTCCTGAAGAGATAGTTAAGTTTTTAGAAGATAAAGATGGAGACCCTATGTCTCTAATTGATTTATTCCTACTATTGAAAGATAATTTTGGTGGTATGAAAGAGAAAGAACTGAAAACATATGCCATTAGGCTATGTGAGAACAATGTTCTAAATTTAAGAAAAGCGAGGAAAAAATGGATATAACATTAATGGAATGGATAACATTATTTGCGATATTAGATGGGCCAGCGATGGCCTTCTTATACTTATTGTGGAGAAAATATTATAATGAAACTCAATGAGTATTTATATGAAAAGATATATGCAGAGAGTAGGAAGATGTTTGAAGATGAAGAGTGTGAACCTCTCTCAGCAAATAATATAGAGAAATGGATAGTTGAATGGTATAGGTTATCATTCAGAAAGGTTGGCTGTGATGGAGAAGTAGATGAAGCATATGAAGATAAGTCTCGTCTACCCCCTTCATGGTTGGCTAATTGGAGGAATCACGTTGAACTGGACTGATTATGAAAGCCCCAATCACTTGGATTTAATATTCTTTAGTATAGTGTGGTCTTTCTTAATGCTTGAATATTATTTATGGAGAGTAAATAAATGAAAAAATATGAAGTTCATGATTTAACAAGATATTTCCACAATGTAAAGAATAGGAAAGGAGACCTTAATCCTATCTTAGGAGAGGATGCAACAGCTTTAACAGCATGTTTATCATATCTTTTAGAAGATACTAACTTTGTTATTAAAGCTTATTCGGGCACAGGTAAGACAGTCATCATGGATGCTATCTTTGGTCTGTTGCCTGATGAGTTCTATCACACAATAGAACATATGTCTGAGACAGCAGTATGGTATGAGTCTGACAAAATTAATCGTTCAAGATTTGTAGCTATACCAGAAGCTCAAAAGTTACCCGAAGGAATTATGGAAGTGATAAAGACTTGGGGTGATAATAGAGCCGCTTTCAGAAAGAAAACAGATATAACAATAGGAGAAACAGTAAAACAAACACTGAATCCTAAGTATGTCTTTATGTGTGTGGCAGTAGAGAACACAAAGGGTTCAGCTTATTTCGACGCAGAGTTGGAGCGTAGATGTATGATAATGCATACTAACCCTACTGTGATACAGACAGAGAGAGTAATCAAACATAAACTGAAAGAAGCCGCTTCTCCTATGTCAGACATGACTACTATGGATGATGAAGAGATAGAGGGCTTACGCAGACATATATTAGATGTGATTGTGAACAGAGATGAAGAGAAGGCTATTAAGCTTAAGAATCCCTGCGCACCCTTTTTGTTTGATGCAATCCCTAGTGCCTTCCCTGTATCAAGGTCAAAGGTTCAATACTTATTAAAATTAATTAATGCAGTTGCGAGGTTCTATCCTGATGAGATACTGAAGGTAGAAAGAGATGGAATTGAATATGGAATGGTAACACCTAAACATAATTGGTTAGGGTTGCGTATATATCTTAATTCCTTTGTAGAAGAATGTTTACATATGCCAGCTCATGGAACAGACATACTTAAGTTGTTTCCTGACACAAGATTAGATAGATTTGGTTTTGCAGATGGAGAGACAATAAGAATGTCTACCAATGAGATAAAGAAAGCGGCTAAGGCTGTAGGACTACCTTTCACTAAACTGGACCCTATCTTAATGGGTTTAGTTATGACAGGGTTCTTAGAGATGGATGATGAAAAGGGTAAGCGTATGTATTACAAAAGTCCACTGATAGACGAACCAGTGGCAAAAATAAAATGGAGTGAGTTAGTTGAAGAAACAAAAAAGTTTATGGCAGAGAACTGGACTACCGTGGCTAGCGAGTACAATGGGCGCTTTTGTAGCGATATTAAAATTGTTGACCCGTTTACTGGCGACAACGTTGAGTTGGGTTCGAGAGCAAAGAAAGCCACAGAAGTAGAGAAAATGGATTACCCAAAGGTTTTTAAAACCAAACGGGATTCAGAGATTAAGGACTACGAGTCCTTTCTATTAAATGCAGAAGGAGATTACAATGAAAAAGAAACCAAAGCCATCAGGACACATTACAAGAAAGGTTAAATTACCAGTGAAAAATGAACAGTTCGCTGTTGTCCGTGAGATGTCTGGGGGTTCGAGACTTTTAGCTATGTGTGAAGATGGAAAGATACGCATGGTTAGAATAGGTGGTAAATTTAAAAGGAGAATGTGGGTAAGAGAAAGAGACCTTATACTTGTTAAGCCGTGGGTGGTACAAGCAGAACACAAGGCTGATTTAGTACATAGATATTTACCAACAGAGAGAAAATGGATTTTAAATAGAGATATAATACCAGAGGAGATGAACATATGGTGAAAGAAGAAAAGAAGAAAGAGCCACAGGGCATGACTATCAATCTAGGATGGGAAGAAACATATAAAGAGTTCACAAGAACTACAGCCCAGTATCCTAAAGAAGTAGAAATGGAATACCTAATGATAGGGCTAGCAAATGAAGTGGGTGAAGTACTAGGAAAATTTAAGAAACATCTTAGAGGAGATATGATGGTAGTACAAGATTTTAATAAGGCGATGGAGTCTGAGTTAGGAGATGTTTTATGGTACTACACACGCATATTAGACGTACTAGGAATAACTTTCTATGACGTTATGATAAACAATATAGACAAACTCAATCAACGCATGGTGAAAGACACCATAAAGGGTGATGGCGACGATAGATGAGTGAGATAAAAACATTAAAAGTTAATACCGATAAAGAACGTGAACAATGGATAGACCTTTTATACCACTGCGTTAACTTCCATGAGTCGATAGCTGAAGAAGTTAAATCAGATATACTAGGAGATGAAGAAAGTAAAGCAATGTTTATGTATCATTCCTCTATGGCTAACGCTGTGCGTGATGCCATTGGTTTGATACAGATGTGGGAAGTAACTGAAGATGATGATATTAAGGAGTTACCTGCGTCATGAATGTACCCCTAATAGCCACTGTTAGTCATAGAACTATTGATTTAAGAGATGGCTCTTTGAAAATTAAGATATACCGAAATGGAAAGACAGAGGCAGTTAAGAGTCCTCTTATTCCATATTACTATACGGCTGATGAAACTGGTGAGGAGTATAAGACCATCGCTAGTGACAAAACCGTTAAGCTCTCAAAACATAATTACGTGCCGAAGAGAGATGCTGTGCCACCGAATGCGCTCTATGATGGTGGACGTGAAGCCTTACTTGAGCGACTCTTAATTGAACACCCTGACTTCTTTAAATCATACCCTAATACGGATGATTTAAAATGTCTCGTATTCGATATAGAAACGCACTCACCCGACGGAGGTTTTCCTTTTGGTGAAAAATATCCTGTCGTAGCTATAGGAATAGTAACGTCTACTGGAGAGCGTGAAGTATTACTTTGGGATGGAGAGGATGACAGAGATGTTATACTGAAGTTCGCTGAGTATGTACACGACTATGACCCAGATATAATTTGTGGATATAACTTAGTAGGTTATGATATACCACAAATACTGCACAGAGCTAAGTTTCATGGCCTTAAAGGATATAAAAAGATATTAAATAGAGATAATAGTGAGTGGGGATGGGAACCACCTAAAGACCAGAAAGAATTGAAGATGAACGCTGGAGGACGCATAGTTCTAGACTTACTGAGATGGACAAGACTTGATTACTCCCTATCAGGTATACCACGAGGTTTAAAAAGTGTAGCAAAGAATTTTGGACTAGAGCCTATTGAGCTCGACTTTGCTAACAATGACCTTTTGGATTATTCAATAGAAGAGATACACGAATACGTCTTAAGTGATGTTGACGCTACGATGTATCTTTACAACCATTATTTCCCTCAGATTCAGTATGTCGCTGAGACACTATGCGTTCCACTGGCAACTTATACCAATGCTCCATCTAGTTATATAACTAAAATATTACAAGGGAGGAGCTTATTTGAGCAAAGCATAGTAACGCTTGATAGGAATAAGGACAGACACCCTGAGATATATAAAGCTGACAGGGGCAACTATCAAGCTGCCCACATAGAGCTTTATCGCCCCGGTTTTCATCAGAAGAATATAAAGGTAGACTTTAGTGCGTTCTATCCCTCTATCTCAATGGCGCTTAATTTGGGGCCAGATACTACTCAAATAATAGGTTATGAGGACTATAATGAGAAACTAGAATTCAAAGATGGAGTACTTTATGTACCTGATAACAAGGTGGGTAAAAGAATAAAGGTTAAAATAGACCAGTCTCGGAAGAGCTGTCTATATAATATGTGTACCGAATTTACCGAAATGCGAAAGCCTTATAAACTTGGGTCGACGAAAGAAGATAAGAGCAAGTCCAATGCTCTAAAAATAATGGTGAATACATTCTATGGTGCAAACGCTAATCCTTACATCTCTTATGGTGATATGGCTGTGGGTATTACTATCACAGCGGTTGCCAGATGGCTCCTTTTATCGGGGGTCAATATCATCCGTGGCAGGTATGGAGAAGATGCTGTGGTATATGTACATACAGATGGGATTAATACTAATGTGGATGTGGATGTCGAATGGTTGGTAAAAAGATTAAGGAGTTTACTAAAACATGTTGTCCCTGATTCTGAGTCTGAACATATTTCAATGGATAAAGACTACTATAAAGAAGGTGTTTGGCTTCAAATAGGTAATTATGTACTGAGAAATGAAGATGGTAGTCTGACCAAACATGGAAGTACATTCAAAGCAACGAGTCGCTCTAAATTCTATCTTAAGGTATTGGATAAAATCATAAATAGTCGTATAAACAATACCGTTAACAGTAGTTTCATTGATAAACTATATGAGTTACAAGAATATGAATTAGATGACTTTGTTATGCGAAAGAGTCAAGGTCGTAAAAAAGGAGACTACAAATCAGAAACAGATTTGATTTTGAAGTTGATTGATATGGGTGAGAAGATAGGTATAGAACCTACTGAAGGCACTACATATTATTATGTTAAAACTAAAGAAGGTTATAAGTTAGAATCTACCGTCAAAGATATAGATGAGATAGATATGAGATACTATTGGGACACTATTAGTACATTACTACATAAGTTTCAATTACAGAAATGGATAAAGAAAAGACCACCATTAACGGTCTTAGATAAGAAACAAAAGAGCTTATTGGAGTGGATATAGATGCCACAATCTTTATATAGGCCACCGACATATATATCTCTAGTCTATAAGTTGAGGCATAAGATTGGCTTCCATTTAGACGACAAGGAGAAATATAATGGACGAAAATGATGGTAAAGGACTTGCTTCTTTTTTACAAGATAAAGAGGTTAAAGTAGTATGGCGAGAAGAGGAAAAGACTAAGGTCGGCAGAGGAATGATAAAACACGACGATGATAATTTTGTGTACCTTACTGGAGAGAAAGGTACAGTCGTAGTGAATAAGAGAGATGTCATTGCTATAAAACAGTGAGATTTTTATGACTAAGAAACTACAAAACCCTAATGACCCCAGCTCACACGAGTTTAAATGGGACACACCAAAGAAGGGTAAATTAAGGATAATGCCTATATCGGACAGCCCATGGGCCCCTACTGGTTTCGGAACTAATACTAAAAATGTATCAGCTATCTTTACTAGAGAAGGTCATCATGTAGGATATGGAGGATGTCAAAATCCACAGCACACTCCTTATGAGATACCTTATGAAGGAGAAACCTATACTATAGAAAATCTTCCTATCACTGCGCCGGGACAGGAGAAGTTTGGTGAAAAGTCTTTCCCTATATGGTGTCAGAATTTTAGACCCGATATAATATGGACACATTTAGATTTTCAAATGTTCGGTCATGTTGCTGCACATAAACAACCCGCTAATGCAAATGTTCCTTTATGGAACCCAGAAACAGGTAAGAGAACAACAAACAAAGAACAAAATGAAATGTTCAAGAAAATATATAAAGATATTAAATTAAAAACCAAATGGAAGTGGGCAGCTACTATACCATTTGATGGAACACCATGTATACCTTCATGGCAAAACTCACTAAACCATATAGATTATAAGATATGTATGTCTAGATATGGACAACTATGTATGGAGCAACAGTTTACAGGTTGTGAAGAGTCTTGGTATATACCTCATGGTGTTGATGCTCAAGATGTATTTAAACCTATACTCAATCCGATGTATGGTGATAAACCCCTTAAAGAATTAGCAGGAAACGCTTTCGTTGTGGGGTGTGTCGCAAGAAATCAACATAGAAAAAATATACCTATTTTATTGAAAGGATTTAAAGAATTCGTAGATAGAAATAATTTAAAACCTAAAGACGTTAGATTGATTTTACATATGGATTGGAAGGATGCAATGGGATGGCCTCTACCAGACTATGCAAAACACTATGGTATAGAAGAATACTTACTACCACCTATGATGGGTGTATTAGATTTAGGACAAGCATTAGATGAAGAAGGACTAGCCAATCTATATAATTGTATGGACCTTTTTGTTTTACCTACTGCTGGTGAAGGTTTTGGAATTCCTACTGTAGAAGCAATGTCATGTGGAGTACCTGTAGCTGTAACTAATTATACAACAGCATGGGAGATTATTAGAGAAGAAGACCCAGAAACCGCAGATATACCTTTATATCCTTTAGGAGGAGAACCCGGTACGTCTGAAATGGAAAATGGTAGGAATAAATTAATAGAAGAAGATATATGTAAAGCAGGTATATTACTACCTTATAAAGATATGTGGTGGGATACACCTAATCGAGCTGCTCCTCAGAGAGCAATATGTTCCGCAGTAGCTATAGCGGATGCATGTGATTATATATATCACAACCCTAAAAAGGCTTTAACTATGGGTAAAGAAGCCCGTAAAAAAGTTTTAAAAGAATATGACTGGAAGCAGGTTGATAAGCGGTGGATAGCAATGGCTAAGGTATGGGAGGAAAGATGCACTTAGTTTTTCAACTAGACGGTGTTATCTGTAAGCCCGAAGATAAATTACTTTGGAAACACGCCCAGCCTTTAATGAATGTAGTTGAATTTATGCAATGGTTAAAAAATCGAGACCATCATATAACTATATGGTGTGTTCGACCTAACACATTGGAAGTGAAGTTAATAACAGAACAGTGGTTACAATTACAGCAAGTGCCTTATGATAGGTTATTGTTTGATAGGCCGAAGAATCCTATATTTGTAGATGAAACACCACCTAACGCAAAATACCACACAAACTTTGGAGATTGTGGTATCATAGCAATGTTATTTGAGGAATGGAAAGAATGGACAACGAAGCAAGAGGAATTGGGGCGGTAGGCCCTATAGTAAAAGTCACATGGAATGACGCAGCACAGCAGATAAAAGTACACACAATCAATGCAGCTAAACCAGAAGAACACCTAGCAGTATGCGAGACTATAGGTGAACTGATAGTTAAAGACCGAAAGGCTTTAATACTGGTACAGCATTGGTCTGATACAGATGGAATTGACATACTAGCAATCCCTAGAGATTGGTGTCAAAGCATTGAAGTAATGGAAAAAGTAGGAGACGGTATTATAGAACCAACGAGAAATGAATTATGTATTATAGAGAATTTGGAATCCCAGCAAGAATCGCAAAGTGCAAAACAGTCGAAGACATCGAAAAGCAAGTAAAGAAGTATAGCGGAAAGAAAAACTGTTATTCTAGTGTATATGTTTTCGCAGAAGAGAAAGAAGATGGAAAATCAAAATATGAATCTGCGGTCCTTAATACCATATGGTTTGACTTTGACCATAATAAAGACGTTAAGAAATGTCTTATGGATGTTAGAAAATTCATAAGAAGATTTTGTAAACCATTAGGGATAACTCCACGTATATATTTAACGGGAGGAAAAGGATTTCAGATGAATATAGATTTCTGGACCTATGTAGATTTACCTGACCATCTTAAACGTAAGTCAATCAAGGAATATCTTTTACATCTTAAAAAGAAATACCACCTTTCAACACTAGATGAGATATGTATAAACAACAGTGTGTCCTGTATGAGACGTATAGTTAACACACCTTATATATCTAAGATTACAGGAGAGCCTACTGGTGTTTGGTGTACTCAGTTTTCTGTAGATAATATAATGAAAATGAGTATAGAAGAACTGTATGCTTTAGCTCAAGAAGATAATGGTACAACCATACCTCCAGAGAAAAGTAAAAAAGCACAACGTAATTTTGTAGAATTTATTTGTGATACATTAGAAATAAAACATACAGTATCTAATAGTATAGATTATTTATTGAATGAAATAGAGAAGGCATCAGGCTCTATTAAGATAGGCTCTGATATAAGCAATGATTATATAAAGCCTTTAAGGGGATGTATAATGAAGCTAATAGAGCTTAATATAGAGCGTGGACATAGCAGTCACGAACATAATAACATAATTGCTACTGAGCTAATAACAGCAGCTTATAGCAATCGAGACATTTACTTTATCTTCAACAGTATCTACAATGAACCAGCAGGAGATTATGGTTGGTATACTGACGACCCAAACGTCGCAGGACGGCAAATAGAGCTAATTAGGTCGAAAGCTTTAAATAGGTATTCAAGGGATAAGTTAATACAACTTGGTATATGCACTGAAAAATGTGGGTGTGCCTAAGGAGAAATGAACAATGGCAACATTAAAAAGAGTAGATAAGCGTTTGAACGACGTAGAGAAATGGATAAAAGAGTTTGAGAATAACTCAGGACCAGCGCAAACTATGGATAACATGAATTTCCTAGTTACGCAAACCAGACAACTTGGTGAAAGAATGCAAGGTGCTGACAGTCATATAAACGAACTTAGAGGAGCGTTAGAACAAAACAATACAATCCTTCAACAGTTCTTGGAATCTAATGACTTAGTCAAAGACTGGCAACTATACATCAAGGAGATAACACCGGAGGAAGATGCCGTTCAAGAGCAAAGCACAGAGACGTTGGATGTACAAGAAGAAGCCGGAGATGGCGAAGAGATGGGAGAAGGAGACTCCGAAGGGGAGTAAACTTCCAGAACGTTCAACGAACAAAATGAAGAAAAAGAAAAACGCTAGACGTAGCAGGAAAAGTGATTAATCATGGCAAAAGATAAAAAGGAAGCAGCTAAGAAAGAAGCACCCGTAGTGGTGGAAAAAGAAGTAGACCCTTCAAGCGACTTTGTAGAAGATATGACTCCAACAGGGGTTTTAGTACGAAGATACAAAGACGGAAGAGTTGTTCCAGTTCAATAGGTGAAAACGATGGCAGCAAAAAAAGCAACAAAAAAGAAGGCTGAGCCTTCAGTACCAATGGTAACAGTTAGGAGATTTAATAAGGAATTACAGAAGCGAGAGCTTATGACAATTAAGAAAAGTGATATTATCCCTACAGGTTATTACGCAGACGTTGTCTGCGATGAAGATGGTGCCCCACTTTAATGGTAAAGCTAGGAAGCTTTACTGGGACACTATCATCAGTAAGTGAATGCAAGTGCAACACCGACGAGGATTGCACTTGTGGTCACCGTGTTTTAATAGACTATAAATAAGTTTGTAGTAAGCCTTTTATAGGGGCTAAACCTATAGTAATGAACCGCAAAAGGAGTGGTAAAAAATGTTTAAAAACGAAGTAGCAGAATTTATATATAAGAGAACATATTCTCGTTGGATTGATGAGGATAAAAGAAGAGAAGAGTGGCCCGAAACCATAGAGAGATTTTTAGATTTCATCTATTCAGAGAGGCCAGAGATACCTGAGAAAACGGTTAATAAAATTAGAAAGTACATGAAAGAATTCGGCGTAATGCCGTCAATGAGATTTTTATGGGCAGCAGGACCAGCTGCTAAGTTTGATAACACATGCATTTATAACTGCTCCTTTACTAAAATAAATTGTGTTGAAGCTTTTGCCGAGTGTCTTTACATCCTAATGTGTGGGACTGGCTTTGGTTTTTCAGTAGAGAAGGAAGAAGTGGATAAACTTCCGGATATTCCGGAAATTAAATCGGGGAGAGCGTTAGACAAAATCCCTATCTTTGATTCCAAAGCTGGATGGTCAGACTCTGTGAAGATGCTCATGCAAAATTTATATGATGGTCAAAACATACATTTTGATTATTCTCAAATTAGACCAGAGGGAGCTCGCTTACGCACTATGGGAGGTCGTGCCTCAGGTCCAGCTCCTCTTATTAAGTTACATGATTTCATTCGTGAAACCATGCATAATGCCCAAGGTCGAAAGCTCACAACGTTGGAAGCTCATGATATTTGTAATCAAATTGCTGAAATCGTGGTAGTGGGTGGAGTTAGACGCAGCTCACAAATCTCTTTGAGTGGCCTTGATGATGAAGACATGCGTCATGCAAAAGAGTGGCCTTTCCCTATTAAACGTGCTATGGCAAACAATAGCGCTATATATAGAGAAAAGCCCTCAGCAGGACAATTTCTAAAAGAATGGGCAGAATTAGCTCTATCAGGCACAGGAGAGAGAGGTATATTTAATCTCCAAGCTGCACAGAGCAAAGCTCCATCACGCAGATATGCTCCATTAATACAGGGTACTAACCCTTGTGGTGAGATAATGCTTAGAGATATGGAGTTCTGTAACCTAAGCGAAGTGGTTGTTAGAGCAGAGGATAATTTAGATACCCTTTTAGATAAGGTAGAGACTGCTACATGGCTCGGTGTTATACAGAGCTCATTTACCTACTTTCCATACCTTAGAGAAGGCTGGAAAAAGAATTGTGACATAGAAGCGCTTCTAGGCGTTAGTTTGACCGGACAGATGGATAACCCCACCTTGATGACTTCGGAGGCTTTAAAGGCCCTTAAAAGCCGCGTTTTACGCATTTCTCGCAAAGCTTCGAGTATCCTCGGTACAAAGATGCCATCTGCCACTACTTGTGTCAAGCCTTCAGGCACAGTTTCACAATTAGTAGATTCTTCTAGTGGAGTACATCCACGTTGGTCAGATTACTACATCCGACGCTATAGAATTGCAGACAGAGACCCCTTATTTAAATTAATGAAGGACTCAGGGATAAAATGTAATCCTGAAAATGGACAGACTAAAAGGAATGTTTCTACTTGGGTATTAGAATTTCCTGTTAAATCTCCTGAAAATTGTATAACTCGAAAGGATGTAACTGCGTTAGACCAATTAAAACATTATAAAAACTTACAACATAACTGGTGTGAACATAATGCTAGTATGACTGTATACGTCAGAGATGATGAATGGTTTGAAGTAGGTAATTGGGTATATCAAAACTGGGATATCATTAACGGAGTTTCCTTCCTACCTTACGATGGAGGACATTATAAATTGGCCCCTTATGAGGAAATCGACCATAGAACCTACGAAAGGCTTATAAAGAAGCTACCCCGAATAGATTATAGACAGTTGTCGAAATACGAAATGAATGACAATACTCAAGGAAAAGCTGAGTATGCTTGTATGGGCGACAAATGTGAGATTTAAACATGGGATGGAGCGACGCAACAGACATAACAGGATATGGCCGTAAGATGGGCCTTAACGCATGTGGAAACGGAGAAGGTAGATTAGACAGTGTACACTATCTTGGTGTACAAGGTGATGGAACTTCAATGCCAGCAGGTACAATTACTTATCGTACTATGTATGCAGGTAATGGAGAATCAAGCGGCGGTAATGGTCAAGCTGGAAATGCATGGGGAACTAACAGATTGAATAATGTATCTGGTTCAGGACAACCACAATTACCTAGCGCCCAATATCCACGTAACTAGTTATCTCTAGCAGATATATATTCCGCCAGTGTTGGTGGTTTCTTATTAATAACAATACCTATACTGAAATCAGAAGGAGAAAAAGATATACTCTTTCCTATAACTCTATAATTACCCGTAAAATTCCTATCACTTGTTTCTACTCTGATAACATCATTTTCCATGAGATATGCACCTTCTGTAACTTCTATACCATATTCATATCTGTCTTTTAGGTTGGCTTGAAATATTTTTCTTCCAAAATCTACACATTCCGCTGGAGATTTTAATTCATTATTTTGGACTTCTAAATAAGTTCTATCCAAAGCTGTGATAGCTCCGTCATGAGAAAAGGTTCCATTAACTCCTTTACCTGTTACATTAATAATAGTGGGTATTTTTTTCTCATTAATGGATAAACTTGTTATATTATTTTCTTCTGTAAAAACATGTACTACTTGGTCGGTGTCTACATCTGCTTGTAGTTCTATCACTAACTGAGATTGACTACCATCATCAATTAATTTATATATATTAGGGCGTGGGATACTACCAGAATTATCTACAGCTGCTGATACAAGACTTTTAACAAGTTCTTCTAGATGTATTTGTCCTCTTAGTGGAGGTCTACTAGCACTGATAGAAGGTTTGGTGTCTCCTATCATGTCAGTTCCTATTTTTGTATTAAGCTTAGCTTTCTTAATCGCAGTAGTAATAGCTCCCCCAGCAGTATAACCATCTAGATTATCAGTAGGAGTAAGATTAATCGTAGCTTTGGATTCTCCTCCACCTTTAACTAAATATCCTAAAGCATCCATTGCTAATATTTCTATTTCATTAAAAGTAGGATTTGCTCTTCTAATCCAACCCCTGAAAAGAGGAGTACTATCTTGGTCATTCAAATACATAGTGACTTCCCTATTCCATAATTTTTTTCCACCACCATAAGTTAAAGGAAGAGTAAATGATAATTCAGCTGCTGAACCTCCTCCATTCTGTGAATAAGAACCTTCTATATATTCTACCTCAGCTCCTTCTATAGCAACCCTAGGTGAAATTTTTGGCATCTTCTACGCCTCCTAGTGGGAATACATCAGTCATTAATGTACTATTTGCGTCTATAAGAGCTACTTTAGTAATACTCATATCAAAATTATATCCTACTACATTCTGTGAGCCGCCTGTTCCATATGTTTCATTAACAGTTGTTACTATCCCCCAGAATCTAACAAAGGTGCCATCTTTTTGTTGTAAGTCCCAATAGACTGGGACATTATTAGCTTGTATTTTTCTAATCTTATGTAGCTGTTGATAAAGACTGTTAGTAGTACCATAAGGTCCGGTGCTGCTTCCTCCTTCATCAGTAAACGCACGTTTCGTACCATCTGTATTTAATCGAGTTCCGTCTCCCAAAGCTACACTACTAAATCCTAGAGTAGTCATAACATCTCCAGTTCTAGCAATAAAAACCTTACCTTTCCTAGTCATAGCTTGATAATAAGCTCCTTGTCGTGTAACTCCTATATCACTAACAATGGGTAAAGAATTAAGGTTCCACGCAGAATCATCTATCTCAGTAATAATATCCTCATATCCTTGATTTCCATCAAAGATGTTCCATATATTAGGGAACGTATGAGCTCCTACAGTACCACTTACACCTATCTTCAAAGCATATAACTGGTCCGCCTTCCAAGCATCATATAAATCTTGTTCCGCACCTGAAGTAACATCATGGAAAACTAAATCATTCTCAAATTCTGCGGTACAATCAACAGGACATAACTCAGTAGCCGAGTCTCCTCGGAAAACCTTACTGTATCCTGTAAGTATATCATAAACATTAATCCTACGTAGAGACCCAGTGATAGTACCATTAGGTTCTATAGCATTGGTTGTATCTCCATAATGTAAATTCATTATACCACTAGACCCAGTGTAACCATTAGAAAGCCCCATAGCAACCCAATAAGCTCTTCCTTTCTGAGCTCCGGGGCCGCCTTCTGTAACCCATATATATTTAAAAGCCCCTATATTATTATCGGAAAGGCTGTTTGTAGTCTCAACTAAAGTTTGACTATCTGCGTTTAGAGTAACTGGGTTCTGGTCACCAGTACCTGCTCCACCAGTAGCAGAAGTACCACAAGCTCCTGTTAATAGTAATCTAGTACCTGTAACAGTATATGCAGAGTTGGGTTCGACCCCCCCATACAAATCAGTTAAACTAGCCTTATCCCAATCCAAAGGCATATCAAAGTGAACAAACCCAGATTGTGATAAAGAATTACTTTGGTCTATATATTTCTGATTAGTGGTGTCTCTAAAAGGGAGAGTTACTTTAGTAGTATCCTCGAAAGGCACTGATTTCCACTGTACATTCTGATGGATAGTGCCAGATTTTTCTATATGTAAATAAGAAACGTCAGCTATACCGACGCTGTCAGTAAAAGAAGTTCCTGAAAGATAAGAATTAATAATTTGATTACCGTAATTAGATATATTGAAAAATACCTTATTTGTGGTTCCGGTGAAAAGTAATAGGAAATATTGGATAGGGTCAGAATCAGTCGTTCTATCACTGCCATCAGCAAATTCATAGTCTGCACTGTTCATACCACTAATTGAAACAAGGTTGGCAGAACCGTTTTGGAAAGCCTCTTCAGTATAATTCATAGTAGCTCCACCGGGAACACCACCACCAACTCCATTATTAATCTTACATATAGACTTCTCTCTATTTGCAGCTGAAGCTCCTGTCCATTGATAGGCCGGCTGCATCCAGAACGCATGAGGTTTGTTATTACTAATTGAGCTTACTTCGCTTCCTGTCTCAGAAACAGAACTCTGAGAAGGTTGTACTGATACTCTAGTTAAATGGTATTGGTCTGTGAATCTACCAAATTCATCTATTAAGAACTGGTCCATTCTATATTTCTGGTCAGCCATGCCCCAATGAGCATCTGCATCATTACCAAATGCTATACTAGGAGTAGTAGTAGCTCCTACATAGTATTCTCCATTAAGCCCATCAGGGCGTGTACTTCCATAGGTATAAGAGACTTGCTTAGTAGTGCCTATATTACCTGAAATTGCCCCACTAGTGTTGCTCCCAAAAAATTCATATACTCCACTAGTTGCTCCTGTTATAGCATTCCATTGAAAAGCGGGATTAAACCACACTTTACCTATATCATAGCGACTAAAGGCCAAATCTACATTTGAGGCTTTAGCCCTACTTTGAGAAAAATCTAAAACAGAATATCTTTCGGGCTCATCTGTACTTTTTATAGGAGAACCCGCTGTAACATAAGTAAGAGGATAATAATTGTTTACATCAGCACCACCTTCATCGTGAGTTTCATCACTCTTCGCTACAATAAATATTTTAAGAAAATTAAAGAGATTATTTTTTGTGTAATCGTCATAAGTTGAACCTGAATTAATACCGCCACTAGTGTTTTCAATGGTGAGTTTGGGATTTTTATATTCTACCTTTAAGAGTCGAGCACACTGTCCTTCTGATAAATCAATAGCAGTAGCCCCACTTCCGTCATATAAACTACTACCACTTATAGTAACACTAAACACGTCTACTCTTCTACCAGCTCCGGCTACTGTAGTGGCATCAGTAGCGCTTACCATCGTGGTGGCTACTTCTACCGTTAAGTCTAAGTTAATATGTTTAATTACGTCTAAGTTGCCTGAAGCTATTAAAGGAGCTACAATAACATATAAATCTTTAGCTCCTTCCCTTTCTAAAAGAGAATTATCTATACCAGAATTCATTGTTTTATTTTCTATTTTCATTACTCCTGTTGCTTCTCCATCTGTAGAGGACATTCCTGATATTTGAGCCCTCTGATTGAAAGGAGAAGGACCTGAAGCGGCAGCGCTGTAATAATCTGACGCAAATCCCTCTGAATTAATGGTTTGAACAACGGGATTAAATGTACCCGAAGCTGTATAAGTATGTCTTACTATAGCTGCTCCTGTAGGTTCGGTAAATTCTACCCATTGATAATTAGCATATTTTTTATTTGTTGTAAAATTTCCATCAGGGTCTTGTCCATCACCCCAATCTATATATAAAGCTCTTACATCATCATTAGTAAAGGTGAAATTTGCGGTTAAATCTGTATAAACTGTAGCTGAAGTTGTTGTTGAAGACCCTGATTTCCATGTTAAACTCATGCTATCGTAGTCCTCCATCCTACATCACTAGAACTACCTACTTCACCTGTAGAAGTTCCACGAATATTACAATAATCCATTGCGAATACTTTTGCATGGTGAGGATATGTTAAAGAAGCTCCTGCTGTACCTGCATTACCAGAGTTATATTCCGTTAATTCCTTTGTATTAAGTTCAAAATAACCGGGCATTTCTGGAGAATAAATACGTTTTTTCCATACTATAAATTCTTCGATATAACCTTTGAATTGGTCAGTAGCAGAACCATCTGCGCTTCCAATATAAGCAACAGCAGTAGAACTAAAATCGGCTATACTACTACCTGAAGATACATAGTCTTCTAATTGACCATTAACATGGAGAGTCATAGGCATTTGACTTCCGTTCTTATAAGTAACCATAACTGCTAAAGGAGTTTGTCCGTCCAAAGGATTAACTGAAGTTCCTGTCATAGTTACAGCCTGTCCTGAAACTACTACCTTCCCTGATACTAATTTAACATTCAATCCTGTACTAGTATTTCCTTTATAAAAGAGAGCCCCGTTGTTTTCTGGTTTACAATGTATCATCATTGTATATTCAGTTGAAGAATCGTTCATTAATCCATTAGTTGCATGAGCAATAGGGAAGAAATTTAATTTAGTTCCATCACTACCCGTAGTGTTAGGCATATAATACGCATATCCGGCAAGTCCTTCTATACGTTGGCGTGCATAACTGTCGGAAGCAAGTCCATATGGGTCAGCTAACTGGCTAGATGGGTCAACTGTCCCACTTACTGATGGTGCGTACAAATCAATAGTTGAAGCACCCTTACCATCCACTAGACCATATTGAGGGTCATATCCTGCACTGCTACCGGGCAAATCATTAAATGGAATCCAACATAAAGCGTTAGTATATTTATTAACTATAGGAGTATTATCCACCATTAAAAGTCTATACCAGATATCCTCACCCTCTTCTTCCCACTCGAAAGATATAGAATTAAGGTTTTCGGTAGTAAGTTCATATAAATTTGTATCTCCACCCACAACATTAATAGTAGGATTTACAGTTAAATTTTTAACAACAGGAACAGTATCTCTATAACCAAAAATGTATCTAGGTTTCCTATCATCTGCTGTAGCATCGTCACCATCCGTTACCGTACGAGTATAATCGTTACCATAAGTAATAATTGCCTGATTAGAAGTAGGTTTATTTAATTGAAGAGTAGCTAAGAAGGGTTCTTTTGGAGAGACTTCTTTAGCCACAGCAGTATAATCCATTACTAAAGGTCTGTCTTGATAAGCAGTTTTAATATCAGCTTCTCCTCCAGTTTGATTTTCCTCACTAAATGCCCCAAAGCCAAAATCAGTTGCTAACTCTAAATCACTTTCTGTTGGTGCACCTACATCTAACATCCATGTATTCTGATATAGGGCTGATTTTCCGACAGTAGTGGCATCTGCACTATTATAGGAATATCTGAATTCATTAAAAGTAGAACCAGTTGTCCATGTAAAATCCGCTATATTGCTGTTTAATAAACATATATTATCATAAGTTTTAGTATCGTTGCTGCCTCCATAAGCCCATATATCTCCTTTACCACTAGTTTGATATGGGTCTAAGCTGGAATCTGCATCAGTTCTTTGACCGGGCCACATTTCTAAGGTGAGCCAGTATTTTTTAGGACTTATCCACATATAAGGCATCATTGTATTGTTTACAAAGGCGTCTATCTTTGTATCAAAGAAAATAATATCATTATCACGTTTTTTACGCTGTTTTAAATCTTGGCTTATTGCTGGAATATTAGTTTGAGTTGTTTCTGTTGAAGCATAAGCAGCCGTTCCAGTCATCATTGCGTCGGTCATAACACCGTAATCGTCATCAAAGGAATTAAAGCCAACTGTTAAATTATCAATAACCCTATAACCCAACTGAGTGAAAAATTTATAAGTATTTGTCCCTACTGGGTCTTCATCAAAAATTTCAGGGTTATCTACAATCGCCGCATAACCATTATAATCAAAATAAGGTGAATCTTCGTCAAAAGAAGGAATACCCACAAGGCGTGCCGCACACGCAAAATTCACAGTTTTTGCCCAATTAGATACTACACCACTTCCACTATCTCTGAACATTCCTCCTGTGCTAGCTTGAGTACCATCAGCAGTGCCTGACATGGCTCGGAACATAATAGTTCCCTTTTGAGTCCATCCATCTGTTGAGAAAGTACCAGTTCCATGATTTCCCGACCCATACGCGAATCCGCCGGGCCTAGTAATAGAAGACTCTTGAGAATTAATATTAAGTTCTGAAGCATATGTCGCTCCTCTTTTGCCATCATCACTTACCGCAGTAGTATCATTTACTAAAGACCTAAATAGTTGAGCTGGTAAATTGGCAGTATCAGAATATGCAGCATTGCTGATATCTTGAGCTCCCGTTACTGTACTGAACCAAGCATTGGTAGTTCTATAATCATTAATAGCTAATTCTGAGAATGCTCCGGCATAAGAAAAGCCATTCCATAACATCACATTCTCCTTGTTGGTAGCCGTACCTCCTGTAAAGGTAGACCCAGTACCATCTTCATATCCTATACTAATATAAGTCGGAGCATATGCTGTTTCTATTCTAGCACCTTCTGATGCAGGGAATTCTTGAGCCCACAAAGAATCTGTTGAATTTTCATTATTTCCCTTTGAGAAATATCGTTTTTGGGCTACATCCTTTATAGACAATGGTTTAGTAAATGATGACGCACCAGCTGAAACGTTAGAAATTTCACCATTAAAGCCTCTATATGCTATAGAATCTACAAAAACCTCACTTTCGCGAGAACCACTAACTACAGATATACTAAGAGGACTTATACTATCAACTTTAAGAGGCTCGCCTGTTAAAATAGAATCACCACCATTATTTTGTCCCCAAACTTTATTTGCAGCATCGCCGGGTTTAACATATCTATAATTCTGTAACCATAATGTCATATATCGGGGCCACTGTCTTTCTATGTTAGTGAAATCTAAATCAAAAGGACTAGCAGATGTGTTATTTAAATCTCCCAAAGACATTCTAGTTCTTGCTAACAAGGCCGCTCCTCCGGGAAAAATTTGACAAGGGAAAGTTAGATTAAAAGAAGGTGGTTTTTCATCACCTGTATTTATAGTGTTTGTATTTTCGTCATTAGCGGTTAGAATGCCAGTATCTTGATAAGCTCCTTGTGTAAAATATACACGAGCAGCAGGATTTCCATTACTTTTAATATCAATAGCAGACGCAGTGCCTGTAGTCTGATTAGCTGTAGCTTTCAAATTTGGATGCCACACTATCTTCATATTAACCCATTCATCCATAGAAAGTTGAACTGAAGGTTCATCAGTAGAAGCAGTAGTTCCTCCATCGGCGGGGCTTCTATTAGAACTCCAACCTCCACTACCCACCGCTAAATTGTAAGGCATTGTAACTAATTGTACATCTTCATAATTGCTGTCACCAGCGTTAGTTCCCGATTTGTAAAACCAAAGACAATTTTTCTGTACATATTCAGTATTGGCTCCAGTATAAGTAGGATATTCATAAAAACTACATTCGGTGAGTAAAGGCGTTGCCGTCACGCAATTTTTCTTATGCCCCGCCTTATTTGTATATCTAACAAATGTAACACCTCCTACTATTCCTGAGCGTTCCCTCGCCACATTACCTGTGGCAGGGGTCCGAAGCGAAGCAATATAAGAACCTGATATAGTTCTGACGAGAAATGCATCTAAGCTTTCTCCATCTTTAGGAGGACCATTACTGAATGTAACGGTAAAACTACGTAAAAGTGTAGTAGGAGCGGTTGTGTCCTCAACGTCGACTGATTTTAATGCATCAACTGAAGTGCCGGGTGTGAAATTAGGTACTGAATATTTAGTAGCATTTGTTCCTCCGCTCACAAATAAAGCTGTACCCATTTTTGTAATCTTAAATTTAATATCAATTTCAGGGGCTGTTAAAGTCTGATTACCACTAACTACAGCCATCCCTGTTTGAGCTGAAGCCAAGGCTTGGTCTAAATAGGCCGGCATTGGGCCTAAATCTGTACAAATCCGTGTAAATTGCGGATTTATTTTATAACGAGAGCCATAAATATTATTAGTAGCTGGGTTTTCAGAAGCATCATCCCAGAAATGGGCCATTTTTAATGACTGACCCCCATCTTCATATTCTTCAGTAGAAAGTTCTAACCAACTCTCACACCAACCCGTTCCATCAGGATTACCTTCCCACGAATTGGATATTGAAGGGGTTTTTTGAGCACCCATATTGAATATTGTATTATTTTTTGAAACTGGTTGAGGGGTATCTTGTTGATTAGGAAGGGCAGAATTCCTTTCAAATCTTATAATAGATTTTAATTGACTAAATTTCCATATAGGCTTAAATACTGTAAATTTATTAAGACCAGTTCTATTATCATATCTTGCGGTCCACAAACCTCTCGGTTTTTTCCTATTAACAGGTTTAATATATATTTTCCTGTCTTTCATATTACCCCGTATAGCCGATGTTACCTTAGGACTTTCTAATTCCTGTCCTGTTTGAACATGAACTACAGTTGAAGATGTAACAAGTTCTTGTTTTCCAAAATAAGTTCTTAAGAAATCCGCAGAACCCCCATCTACATCTTCTCCTATGTGAAAAAATGAAAAATCTCCACCCAGATAAATTCGACTGCATGCCTCTTCAGCTTCTACATAAGGATTTTCGCCTAAAAGTGTATTACCTCCCGGAACTCCATATACCTGAACTTCTCCTAAACTCTTTTCACTACCATCAAAAGTCTCTTCCGCCCACGGAAGACTTTTATCTATAGTACGAGCTAAAACCAATAAATTTGCTCCTCCACTACCCTGAGTACTTAATTGAGTCCCTGTACCTTCAAGCATAGTAACCCCACTTTTAACCTTATAAGTAGATATTGTCGGAAGCATAGAGGATTCTGAAACATCTGTTCCACTTACGATGGATTCTAAATAAACGTTTTGTAAAGAACCTCCTCCATAATTAGGGGGAAGAGGTACTTCTCCTTCAACTACATAACGATTGGCGTTAGGACCACCTTTTAAATCCCATGTAGTAGTTCCAGATTCAGGTAAATCTTTAAAATGAGCATTTAATTTAATTGCACCACTTGTTGATATGGTGTTTTTTCTATAAAAAGTATTATTTTCTGGGATTATACCACTCATCGTCCACCTCTGTTTATAACCGGTTGTATTCCTATGTCACCCTTGAAAGCATTTATACCCACTGATGAATTTCTAGCCGATAATTTCCCTACACTTAAACTCTCCACTTTCATATGTTGTCCTTGCTGTACACCGACTGCGCCTCTCATACGTGCGCTCTGTAACATATCTAGAGCCCTACCACTATTTAAGTCTTTGTTTGATATAACTCTACCAGATACATTAGGCATAAAGAGTTCAGGTCCTTTTTCACCTACTATATTCAGTTTACCAGACGAACCTCCTCCAGCAAGAGCCTTCATGTAGCCTCCGCCAGCCCAACCAGTCCAATCAGGAACCAAACCTTCTTCTCCCTTCCAGTAAGATTTATCTTTGGCTGCTTTCCTCTTCGACTCGCTACCTTTAATTTTTTGAACATAACCCCAAGCTTCTTTCAGTAGCCCAACAGCGGAGTCAAGTCCTGCTTTAAGGATATTTCCTAAGTTTAATCCTGCTACCGCATCCTTAATGAGATTAATATAGTACAAAAATCCTTCCCATATAGGTACTATCCAATCATTATACCATTGCTTCATACCCTCAAATATACTACTTACGAGATTAGCAAAACCTTCCCATGCGGGTTTCAAAATATTTTCCATTATTTCTCCAGCCAGCCAGATAATTCCATCTACTACCATCTTAATTCCATTTAATACGGGTTGTATCCCTTTTTCCCATATGAAATTCCATGCCTTCTCTAACATGAGCATCGGGTTTGATATCATAAAATAAATAATACCTATAATAGCTATAAACTCCATACCTAATCTATAAATAAGAGGATAAATGACATCTTCCCAAACAGACCTCATTCCATCCGCCATGCTTGCCCATACCTCACCAAGGTATGTCCATATCTTACCTGTTACATCGAATTCCTGATTCATTTTATATAATCCATAAATGACAGCAACTATCGCTAATCCTATAGCAACAACCAAAGCTACAATAGGAACCATTGTTACTGCCCACAAAGCATTTGTCAATAACGAAGTTCCTATGGTACCTAATGTGACTGTTCCAGTATATAATCCGATTGCCAAAGTAATGAGTCCGAACAATGGGGCGGTAAGCATCAGAACACCAATGACAGCCCAAGCAGCAATACTATAAAGCCATTTTGATATAGTAGCCATATTAGTAGCTACCGTTTCAGAAGTTGTCCACCATGTATATAACTTTTTAGCAGTGTACAGAGGTCTGAAAACGGCTATCACTACATACACGGCTGCAATCATTGCCCATTTAGCTATAGTACCGAGTGTCTCGGCAATGGTATTCCAATGTGTCGCAGCTGTGTCTTGTACTTTTGCCGTTGTTTCTTTTTTCTTCACGAAGATGCTTTTAATCGAAGCAAAAATGCCGGCCTCAGATGCCGCAGTATTTTTCCATAGTGCCCACGTACTCATTTCCTGTATCGCTGTTTTCTTTAGTTCTTCTTTCTGTTCCATACCTAACAAGAATATTCTTATACCTTTGGAAATATTATCAGCATTTGATAACATTATACCTATGCCTAAAACTTTATTTAATAAATGCCACGCTACTATCAATTTTAATACATCTGAAGGTATTGTCATTAATAACCAAGCAACCATCTTCAAGGGTATAGCATACATATGGAGAATACTGATACCAAAAGCTCCTTCATCCGCGAATTGCCTCAAAATAACAACAGCTTGTTTTAATAGGTCAGTCATTAGTTGTACTCCTCGTATGGCTACTTCTTGAACATTTGCACCAAATTCGGTCATTACATATGCTCCATCTTTTTCAACTACTAATAACTTTTGTAAACTTTCTATACCTCTTAATACTGCGTCATGAAACCTATTCATAGCCCCACTCGCATATTCCTGACCATCAGACATAAAGAACATCATTTGTACATTGTTCTTTAGAATTTGTATCTGAGCCTTCATGGATTCGTTCTGAATCCTAACCATCTCATCTAATTCTCCACCCGAATTGGCAGTATCATCCACTGCTTGCCTGAACTCGTCAGCATTCTGAACTAAGTGTATAAATGCTGTTGCACCTCGAACGTTCAAGTCATCAATTAAAGTGGTAAGTAGTTCAGTATTGTTGATAACATCGTCACCTACTGCTTGAGCAAAAAGTTGTGCTATCTCTGTCAGTTGTTTCATAGAACCATCTGCATTAGTTATCTCAATACCCATTTGGCGGAAAGCCGCTGTATTATCTTCAGCATTTTCTGCAAACTCTGCTAAAGCCTGTCTTAAACCACGACCTGCAATACCAGCCTCCAAAGCTCTATTAGTCAAGACCTGTAAAGCACCTAATAGTTGGTCTATAGATTGCCCTGTAGCGGTAAAGAAAGGTAGAGCAAACTTAACAGCGCTTGATAAATCTTCATACTCTATAAGAGATTTCTGTATAGCATGAGCAAACTTATCTGTTACTTCTGCTGCTTGATTCATCTCCATATCAAAACCTTTAATAGTCTGAGTGGTTAATTTAGCAATAGTGTTGTGGTCTCCTTGAACCGCCATAGATAACTTTAAAGTTTCTGGTAACACTGTCATAGACTCAGAAGCAGTAAGACCAGCCGAAGCAAGTTGGTATAATCCAGTTGCACCGTTTTGCATCTCCATTCCAAATTGCTGTCCAAATTGAACAATCATGTCAGATGTATCAAATAAGGTTTCTCTAGTCTCATTCCATACCGAATTTGCATTGAGTAATTCAGCTTCAAATTCAATTAATTCTTGCGTGCTTTGATTGAGCTTATAGTAGAAGGCAGTTAGTGCTGCTACCGACTCTCTTACGGCATCGGTAAATCCTCTTTTAAGTTGATTAACTACAGTTCCTGTGAGCTGCATTAATTCTAGTCTATATCTTTTAGTATCAACTGTTAAATCTTCAAATGCTTTTTCGTGTTTCTTATGAAGTCTTAATAATTCCCGTTCTTCATCATTTAATTCCGCTTCCTCTTTTGCTAGCGCCGCAACTACTATCTTGTAGTCCCTCGCTAGAACTTCCATTTCCTCTCTTTCTTCTTTATATACCTTAAAAACTTCGGCTTCCTTTCTAAGTTGTTCTACAGTAGCTTTTCCAGCTTTAACGTCCTCGGCAGTCTGTTTAATAACACGTTTCTGCATGAGTTCCCTATCTTTAAGGAACCCTATGACTTCTTCTTTTTGTTGAGCATTCAGCTTGTTAAAATTGCCCATCATCCCGACCATTTGTTGAAATTCGGTATGAGCCGCCTTTCCTGTCGTTTTGATTCCTTTAAAAAGTTTACTGAACGCTTCAGAGCCTCCGGTAGAATCCATGCCCTTTTTCAATTTAGCGATAGCACCACCAGTTTCCATTGCCAGCTCGCCTCCTTTGGCTAAGCCCTTTAATTTCATGATGGTGTTGTTAGATGATTTCCATAACTTTCCAGTAGTCTTTTTCTGAAATGCTTCAACCTTAGAAGCATGTTCATCAAGTCCTTTCTGAGTAGCTGATAAGTTCTGTTTTGCTGCCTCAATCTTCTTTTGACGCATTTTGGTATAAATACCGCCAACACTTCGTGCTATGAGACCCCCTGCCTTATTCAAAGATTGCTGCGAAGGTACAGCTAACCCGACGGCTACACGCGCCGCAAAAACCTGACCTGCAAATCCCATATTATCTGTGCCTGATTTAATTTTTTAAGGCTTTCAATGAAGAAAAATCCTTTTTATTTTCTTTTCCAATCATTTCGTTATATTTCGCTTGCTTTGCTTTATACGCATGCCAAGATTGTCTAATGCTTGGCCTATTCTTTGCCATATCACTTATATCCGAGTCTTCGTATCCGTCCATAGAATGGAGCTCCTCATATTCATTAAGAGCCCCTAATATGCCACGTAATTCGTAGGCTGGGGTGCATTTTATTTCATTCCAACTCATGCCGAGGTCTTTCATTAACGGAATCCAGATTAACACCGGTTCAGGTGTATCCATCATCCGATTGTAAAATTTTCGGCTGCGTCTTGCTCCAATCCTATTACTTTGTTTGCTATGGTATATTTTAGTGTTGTAGGGAGTTTTTCCCAGTGTTCTTTTGTAAGGCTAGTACCTTCAGGGTTCTTTTTATTAGCTTTTTCTATCATCTTAATGACACGCTCTGAGCCAATTTTCTGAAAGTATTCATTTTGTTCCTCATCATTCTTGAACTTATTTTTTGACATTTTAGGCTCTTCTTTTTCTGCTAATTCACAGAATTGAAAAACTACTGTCTTTTTTCTATACTCTATTTCTTCAGTTTGTACTGCATCAGTCAAACCAATAAGGTCATCCATTGACCACATTTCTTTATCAGGTTCTTCGTGAACCGTTTCTTCTGCTATTTCTTCTTCAGACATTTTTAATTCCTCCTAAAAGGAGGGGACTATGTCCCCCCTTATAGTGCTGCACCACTGGTAGCAGCTGTATAATCAGTTGTACCTATGCGTGGCGTTACGTATGACATAAACTCAATAGTTTCCTCTTGGGTTCCGTCTGCGTTAATTGTTGTAGTGTGTGATTGTACACAAGCGTTCGGTACTGTAAATACTTCACTTCCACTTTTTAATTGGATATAAAGTCTATATCCGTGCGATACGGTGGGTTCTTCTAAACCATACCATTCTTGACTAGCTCCGGATACACCAAAACGAGCCTTGTTGAATACAGTATCCCACTCATCGTTTGTCTTCTTCTTTGTTACTGTGACTGTAGTTTCCTTCTTAATCTCAGCTTTCGTTTGTGAACGAACACCAAAATAAGAAATATCCTCATCCATTGCTCCGATAGATAAATCTACACCTGTAACGTTATCAAATGACGTGCTTCCAGAAGCCGTCGCCGCTGCTGTTCCGGAGGCTGCGGCACTTATTGTAAGAGCGTCTGCTGCTGCTGTTATACCAATCGTTTGCGATTCGGTAGCCAGTCCAACATCCACATCTCTTCCTAAAAAATAAACCATAATTATCCTCTAAAATGCAGTTTTGTCCGTAAGGGTGTAGTTATATTCGGTACCAATCGAGAATCTTGGTGATTGATTAGTTACGAATTCTAGAGTTTCCTCATCTACTGCGTCTGCACCTAATGTTACAGAATACGAATTTAATGCACAGTTGGGTATTGTCATTGTCTCTGTGGTTCCGTCTGTCCCGGAACCTGACTTCAATACTAAGGCTACACGATAACCATATCCAATTTTTGTACCGCCACCTGTATTATTCATGTCGCGCGTATCTTTTGGATTGATTAAACCAGCTGCTAAAGCGGACGAGTTGTCGGCATGACCCCATCGTGCTCCACCTTTTTGGCTAGTTATCTCCATATAACCGCTGTTGATAGGTCCGTTAAATATAACGTCCCAACAATTATTATTCTTCTTGCGTGTAAGCGAAACGGTGACTTCTTTCTTAATTTCCACCTTTCCTGCTTGCATCTGGCCTACAAAGGAATTATCTTCATCCATAACTCCTGTGCTTACATCTATACCTGTTATATCATTCTGCTTATCAAAATCTGCTAAGGTGTTACTTGCAGAACCACCTGAAGCCATTGCTGTGGCGAACGTTTGACTTAAAGTCGCTGCGCCGTTCACAGCCTCGCTTCCGCTAGTCCCGATTGTACCATTAGCTGTAGTAGCTTGGGCTTCACAAAAGATATAGACATCTACGTCTCTTCCTAGGAAATATACCATATTTTTTTCTCCTTATTTTCTTGTTGTCTAGACACAATACACTTCATTCACTTTAATATAGTTTGAAGCAGTATATAAAGCTTATGCTATAACTAACCTTTACCTAAGACCATTCTGTCTAACTCTCGGTAATCTATTTTAAAGCGAACCACAGTTCCTTTTGCATTTTCTGTCCACCCTCTATTCTGTCGCTGGTCTAAGCTGCTGTTGGCAATTATTTCTGCACGCTTAGAAGGATTAAGACTTATATTATATGGTTTTTTCTCTCCTCCAAATATTTTAACATATTCTTTAGTTGAAACTAAAAATGGAGAAACACCCAAATCATGACCGATACCTTTGTTTAAATCATCGAAAGTGTTGCCTGAGTCAGGCCAAATACCACCATCCTTGAAAAGATTAGTATTATCTCCTCCGTATAATTTACCACCATTTACTCCAGCTGAATCATACCATGCCTTAGTTGCATCATTAGCTACCGATAACATTGTATTAAAATAATTTTTGAATTTTGATTCATTGGTTTTTCCTTCTACTTGTTCTTTAATTTGTGCCATAAAATTTTTACCAAAGTCCGCTGCTGAAAGTTGAGTAATGGGTCCTACGAAACCATTGGGTACAGAATCTGGCATCAATTCTATATTTAATTGGGGTTGAGCTATGGAATCTATTAATCCAGCGTAAAATTCCTCTGAAGCTCCCTGTCTTGAGGCTGTTTGAATATACCAGTCATTGGCTGTTTGACGCGTATGAGTATAATACTGTTGTGCTGTGAAACTTGAAATTGACTTATTCTTGATAGCTTGCATTGCTACTATTACACCATCAGTAGCCACACCGGGACCTCCTATATCATGAAATTCTACATGCCACTTAAAACCTATACCCGTATTATCTGCATAAGGTGCAGCAAATATAAAAGCAGCTATCCCTGAATCTCCTAATGGTTGTTGTTCCATAAAACCGGGGATTTGAGACTTCCCTTGCAGTGTTCCCATCAAAAATGCATCAGCAAAAACCTGTAGATAGTGGTTAGCTACCGTAGATGCCACTTGGGGGCCTCCCTTACCTGAACCAGAACTTCCACCCGCATCAATAACTCTAATCATTTCCGCTTCTATGTCATTTGCAGTTGCTCTACCTTTATTAAATTTCTGAATTAACATATTAACACTCTTAAACTCCTTTTGTATATGGTCATTTATCACCTTACTATCTCGTTCAAATCTATCACTCCATATCTTAGACGCTTCTAAAAATTTATCAGGGTTAAGTTCAAAGTCAGGCTCGTTTCTTAATTTGAGTCGAGCAAATCCTCCTTTTGCCATCTGATTTGCGAACCATTTTTTACCTGCTGATTCAGTTACATCCATCAGTTGGACGCCGTCGAGAAAATTCTTCCAATCCTTATGAGTACTCTCTCTTATAACATCAATGAATGTGTTAATTAAAGCTACATTGACTGGTGAATTAGCAATTATATCCGCTGGCTGCTGTTTGGTGATAATATTTTCATAATCTTCCAAGTCGGCGGGAACACCAATACCGGGAGTAGCATCAGCAATATCTTGACCCATACGCTGTAAGTGTAATTCTCCCACACTTGGAGCGTGTGGTGTAGGTTGAGTAGGATGAGTACCTGACATCATCTGTGCTAACTCTTCAGCTAATGTAACGTTTCCAGTATCAAGCGCAGTTTTTAATGCACTGTTTCTTTTCGCAGAATCCCTGATAGGCTCGGTACTACTATTATTTGCACTCTGGGACAGTCTTTGGGTAAATGGAGTTATATTTTCTTCCATATAATTTTGAGAGCCCTCATAGGGCACATCTCTAGGAGCCATATATTCTCCTTTATAATCTCCTCCTCCCCCGCCTTTGACTGGTTCTAAAGATATACCTCTTTTTTTAGAAAGATAAGGAGATATACCAGCAGTAATAGTTCTATATACTTCTTGTTGAACAAAAGCTTCTTCAAAGAAACCACCAATGTCTGCGAATCTAATTGCTTTTACTGGTGGGTGTTCTGTATCTGCCATTATGGTGGCCTATCATTAGCGAATACTATAATCATACTACACACAGCTGCCCAGACTTCCAAATCAGGATTGTATCCCATATCCTGAAAGCCAGTATAGTGTCGTTCAACTACTTCAGTATCTGTTCCACTAAAATCGCAATCCATTAAAATGTTAGCCGTAGATAACATCAAGTAATTTAATAATCTTCTTTGTTTAAAGCCTACACTATTAACCGTAATAGTAGAATCTCTATCAACAACAATATGAAATTTAAAAGAAACACCATATAATTCTCCTATTTCTCCTGTATTCATAGTTTGACCAGTGAACTGTTGTTCTATACCATTAGCTGTCATTTCTGATATAATACAAGGATATAAAGCATCTTCTGTTTCTGGAAATTGACCAAAAACCGTTACATCCCCACTATCCCAAGCAGTAGCAGTGCTTCCTACACTTCCCGATGTATATGTTCCCGTTCGGAGATTATCTATGATTTTTCGTTCAACAACATTCAAGTGGTCGGGCTCTGCCATTATCGTGCCCTCCTATTCTTATCAGATTTGCCTTTGATACGTACACACTCATAAATAACATAGTCGTCGTTATAGTCTCGGACAGCCTGAACCATCCAACGTATAGATTTATAATATCTTATATCCCTCACATAGACTTTATTACCTGAAGCTGCTCCGGAAATCCCAAATTCAAAATCACGGAAATCTGCTTCATAATTAAAACTAGACCCAGAGGTTATAGTTACTGCATAACGTGTTCCATCTAAATATATTGAAGAACCGCTCGTTACACTACCTGTAACAAAAGGCATATCCACAGTTAACCAACTACCAGTAGGTATGCTCAATGAGGCAGGAGTATAAGTAATAGCATAGTCAGTATCTTGCGTTGCTCCATTAAAGCTCTTAAAGTTACTAAGCTCTATATTGCTTGCTCCACTAGCCTTTATTTGAAAGCGTAATCTATCTGCTTCTAAGGTATTAGTAGCTCCCGTAGTAAAATAAAAGCCACCATCATAGTCCGTGCCTAATGTAGCTGTAACAGTTTGCCCATCGGATTCAAATGTAACATCAGCAGTGCCAGATGCCCATCCACCAGTAACATTAGTAGGAACTGTATAGATATAGCGATTTACATCTATAAGTCTATCCCATCCCTCTATCTCGT